GGGCGAGATCGAGGATCACCCGCATGAGGTAGGTTCTTGGATCCTCATCCTCGAAAAGCTGGTCCAGGATGCCCGCCTGGCATGGGTGGGCAAAACCGGAGACAAAGGGGCGCTGGCTGAAGTCCGGCAGATCGCCGCCGTTGCCGTCGCCTGCATGGAGGAGCACGGCGCTCCCCGTCGTCAGTAACCGCACCTGTCCAGGCGCAGCCCGCGCCAGAAAGTAGAACGCCATGATGCGAGCCGTCAACCTCTACGCCGCTGAATGCCAGCTCACCCCGAAGCACCAGCCCATCCAGACTGGGCACGAAACGATCTGGGTCAGGGCACAGGTCATGCCAGATGATGCCGACCTGGGTGATGCCCTGGCCGCCGCCGCTCCGGATCCGGGTGAAACCGTCCTCAATTCCCTCTACATCGGCTCCAACTGAATCTCTTGTCCAGGCGCAGCCGCGCCAGAAAGAAGGATACCTTGATCCTTTGCGGAAGATCCATCCGGGCCAGCGTGGTTCAGGACCACCTCAAGGCCATCATCAACGCAACCCGAGGTGACGCCCCTCTCTCACCCGCCGAGATCGCCGCCGTCAACGCCGGGGATGACATGGGGCTGCTGACCATCGACTCGCGGGACGCCCAAGGTACCCCCACCGGGATTTCTTGGATCGACCCCAACACCGTCAAATAACGCGCATGTCCAAATTCAGCACCCTTCAGGAGTCCGTCTTGAAATCCCCTTTCCCATGGTTCGGAGGCAAGTCCACGGTGGCCCAGGAAGTCTGGGACGCCTTTGGGGACGTTCGGAACTACGTTGAGCCGTTCTTTGGATCCGGCGCGGTCCTGCTGCTCCGGCCCCAGCCCTTCACCGGTTCCGAGTCCGTCAACGACAAGGACGGTTTCCTGGCGAACTTCTGGAGGGCCATCCAGGCAGACCCGGAGGCGACCGCGAACTTTGCCGACTGGCCGGTAAACGAGAACGACCTCCACGCCCGGCACATCTGGCTCGTCCAGCAGCGTGAAACTCTCACCGCAAGGCTTGAGGGCGACCCGGACTTCTTTGATCCCAAGATCGCCGGGTGGTGGGTTTGGGGAGTCTGCTCATGGATCGGGTCCGGCTGGTGTTCAGGGAACGGACCCTGGTCCATCGAGGAGGGGCAGTTGACCGATGCCCGCAAGCGTCCCCACCTGGGTAACGCTGGGATGGGCGTGAACCGCCAGCTTCCCCACCTGGGTAACGCTGGGAGGGGCGTGAACCGCCAGCTTCCCCACCTGGGTAACGCTGGGATGGGCGTGAACCGCCAGCTTCCCCACCTGGGGGACGCTGGGAGGGGCGATTTCATTCTCGCAACCTTCATGGAACTGGCGGAACGGCTCCGCAATGTTCGGGTGTGCAGCGGCGACTGGACGCGGGTCATGGGCGATTCAGTGACGTTCCAACATGGCATCACGGGCGTTTTTCTCGACCCGCCCTATGCGGATACCGCTGACCGGCAGGAAGACCTCTACTCCGTCGATTCGTCCACTGTGGCCCATGACGTTCGGAAGTGGGCCATTGCCAACGGGGACAACCCGTTGCTCCGCATCGCCCTCTGTGGCTACCAGGGGGAACACGAACTTCCCGAAGGCTGGACCTGCCTGAAATGGAAGGCACGGGGCGGTTACGGTTCCCAGGGCGATACCCGGGGTCGCGAGAACGCCAGCAAGGAACGGATCTGGTTTAGCCCCTACTGCCTCAAGCCATCCACCGAGGCATCCCATCAACTTCTATTCGACCAAGACGACCTCGCCGGTTGATCTTGTCCATTTCCCGCCCGGAGGGCGCATGAAAGAACACCTCCACATCCTCCAGCATTCCCTCGGCCTTGACGAATATGGTCAGGGCCGCCAGTACCGCAATCACTTTGTCACCGGCCCCGGGTCCAAGGATTGGGATGCCTGCCGCGCCCTCACCGATGCTGGGCTCATGACCGAGAACAAAGGGCATGCACTCCTGCCAGTCGGGGATTCGGTGTTCTACGTGACGCCTGCCGGGATCGACTTCGTGGCAACGAACAGCCCGAAGCCACCCAAGGTGTCCCGGAACCGGCGGCGCTACGCCGCCTTCATGGACCTAACGGACTGCTGCCCGGACCTGACCTTCAAGCAGTTTCTCACCGATCCCAATTTCGCTGACGCCCGCCGCCGGGCTTGAGCATGTCCAGGCGCTGCCCGCGCCATATCGCACCCGGTATCGCCCAGCGCCCCTGCTTCGCCCCACCTGATCGATAACCCCGCGGGGAGCCCCGCGCAACGCGGGATAAAAGGAGCAAACATCTAACATGACAACATTTGTTCTCAATGACAGCGGGGTTGGCGGCATCGTCACTGGTGAGGTACTTCATGGACGCGACCCATACCCGTGGCTCTTAATCCGGGTCAAGACAATCACAATCCTCCGGGATCGGTTTGGTAAGGAGGTCCGCAAGCCTATACCCATGCGTGTGGTCCTACAGGGAACGGCTACGGTCAACGCATACAAGGACCGTCTGCGCCCAGGTATGGTGATCTACGCCAGGGGGCAGGTTGTTAGTTCGGAGGACGTAGTGCCCAATTCTAGGAAGGTCAGCGGATTCGTGACGCTGGCCCACACATTCCAGATCGTCGGAGAGGGAGGACATGACTAGAGCAGAACAATTTATCCAGTGCCCGCATTGCGGGATCATGATCCCCGTCACGGGGGCTGGGTCCAAAACCATCGTCAGGGGGACCAAACCGTCCATGAAGAAACCGCCTCCAGACCCGGCTTTGCCCCCCAAGCTTGGGTTGAAGGATGTCCTGGAGGATCACTTTGACCCCTACTGGGCTGTTGCTAGCCTGTTCGGGAAAGGTAAAAACTTCGCCCCGATGGCATCGGCTATGGCCTACATGCAGCACATCAAGGCAGGGGCTACGGATGCCCAGATCCTCAAGTCGGCAGAAGCCTACCGGAGGTTTACTGAACCCCAATACCTGAAACAGTTTGTAAACTGGTTGAACGGTGAGGACTTCACGGTCGCAGCCGAAACCACACTGCCCAGGAGTGCCGATGCCACAGCCCAGTTCAACGACCGCAGGACCGCTGAGTAAGTTCATGCCCACGCCCCACCCGAACCAAGTGTTCGACAAAAACGAACGGTTGGAGGCAGTCTACGAGGCGGAGAAAGCCACTGGCTTCGCGGAGCGGATCCGGCGGACGCTTCTGGCCATCGGGGCCCCGCCCCGTGACCAGAAGGCCAAGCGTGAAGTGATTCCTACCGCTATCTCTAGCCTGAAGTGCTGGAACGCCTTCCCGGCCTACGGGTTCGGGCTCATTGGGAACGCAGGGTGTGGGAAATCCTGCGCGTTGGTAGCTCAGATCCAGAGAGTGCTTCGGGACGAGATCACGGCGGCTGGTCCGTCACGTTGGACGGACGACTCGGAACAGTGCGTTGGAGGGAACCCCGTCACTGAATTTAGGTGGGTTGGCTGGCCGGCGTATGCAAGTCGCATGAAGAACCTTGCTGCGAGGCGGGAGTGGGCTATGCCCGGGGCGTCAACCGAAGGGCTGATCCAGTGGATTCAGGCTGACCAGGACCATCACCGGGTCCTCATCCTGGACGATCTTGGGATGGAGAACGTGAAAGGAGGTGGATACTCAAACGAGCAGTTGGAACTTCTGGTGGACGCGGCCTACGGCTATGAGGCCCGCTTGTTCTGGACCAGCAACAAGTCCGTGACTGATACAGAAACGGAGGGGAACAAGGTGTTTGGGCTGGCCAACCCTGCGATCTACGGTCCCCGCCTTGTGTCTCGGCTGATCGGGCTTAGCCCGGATGCCATACTGCCACCACTGCCGGATCTGAGGACGAGGCGGGCGGAATGAAGATCACGACGATAGTCAAGATCATCTGGTTCTCTGTCGGCGCAGTATGCTTGGAGGAGATGTGGAGGTGCATCCATGCGCTCTGATCCAGCCATCCACCCATTGCAGGGTCACAAGGACTGGGACGCCGTAGCGGCCCATCTGGGGCGCACCAAAGCATTCTGTTATGTGTGCGGCCGGGAGTTCGAGACCTACAACCACGTCCCGGTTGTCCCGCCCGATCCCAACACCATCCTGACCAAGGAGCAGAACGTCCCGGTCATGACGTGCGGCGACGACTACTGCATGAAAGTCGAACAGAAACGCGAGCAGGCGGTGTGGGGAAACCTGCCAGAGGTTGAAGAGACCAGAGCAAGGTTCTATGCTGACCATCCGAAGTGGAAGGGGGGCCAGACACGGATGACCCCCATGCGGGAGGTGGACGAGTCCCCGCCCAAACCGATACCAGCCAGACCGTGGTACAAGGAGGAAGACTAATGAACGGGAACGAATGCGTCTGGTGCAATGGGAGTGGCGTCCGTTACGTGGATATAGGGGACAACAATGGTGTAGAAGTGCGCTGCGATTACTGCGGCGGAACCGGACAAGACAAACCATTAAAGGAGAACCATGCAAAAGGATGATCTTTACCGAGCTGTCGCAGAAGCGAAGCGGTTCTTGGACCGGGTAAATGACTACCGAGAGGCCACCAAGAACCCAGATGGGGAATATGAATACGATGGTGTAATCCACAAAATCTACCCTAGCGCTCCCGCAGAATCCGGTGCCATGCGCCGGGCATCTCTCGATCTTACCCGCGCACTCGCTGCGATGCGGCGTCCGTAACCACCACTGCTACGAAAGGATCCCGATGGATATCGAAGTCAGCAACAGCCTCTACAAGAGCCTCAAACAGGTTCTCCTGCTCACCAAGGAAGACGAGAACAGCACGAAGTCCCAGAAACACGTCCTGGCAATGCTGGGGATCACCCCCAAGGCTTTCCCGAACCCGATTCACCTGTCGTGGGACGCGGAGGACATCCTGGTCCAGACCGTGGACTTCCCCAATACCTGCACCTGCGCCACTACTGCCGGGCTCAAGACGGCCCTGGTGAACGATGAACGCCACAGTAAGACGTGCGCCCTGGCCCAGCGACAAGTGATCCTGGGGAACCCCTGGCTAACTGATGTGGAACGCGACGACGACACGATTACCTGGCTGTTCCAGTGGCCCAGGGACATTGAGGGAAGCCGACTGGATCTTGGGGTCGTCTTCCCGGAACTGGTTGAGGACGACCGGTGGGCAGAATTCCTGGCAACGTGGAAGGGATTCACGAACCTCATGGACGCGCAGCGGGAGTCCTACTCCTCCAGGATGCAGGCCGACCTGGACCAAGAGGCGGCGATGGACGCGGAGGCTGAGTCAGTGGTTCTGCCCAGCGATCCTGACGGCTACGACGATGGGCTGGAAGATCCGCCTATGGTCGAACCGGCTCCGAGCCCGGATGCCGATCCGGTCCAAGATGACCAGCCGGTTGAGCCCCCGAAGCCGGCCAAACGCCCCGTGGGGAGGCCCCGCAAAGAACGCCCCACGCCGCCCCCGTCCGTCGCTGTGGTGGGGAACGTCTTGGACATCGACCTGACGGTGGCGAACGTTACTCTGCTGACGAACAATGCGCTCAATGATCTGACCCTCGGACCCAACAAGGTGGAGTCCTGGACGCAGTTCTCTGGTGCGCTTAAGGCGGCGCGAACCCTTGCTGACGCCGTTGAAACGCTTCTCTCGCAGCCGGGGGCACCGCAGTCATGACCCTATCCCGCTTCGCCCAGTTGGTCCGCGTGGCCCAGCATCCGGCCAAAGGAAAGGCTTCACCCGCGAAGCGCAAGACCACCAAGGGGACCAGTAAGCTTGAGATCAAGCTACGGCAACAGATCGAACTTGCGGGACTCCAGGATGGCATGGAGGCCGAATACTGCGCCATTCCTGGGCGCAAGTTGCGATGGGATTTTGCTTGGCCCAGAAGGGGGAGAATCCTCGTAGAAATCCAGGGGGGGATCTGGGCCAAGGGCGGGCATACCAGCGGGGTCGGGGTAAACCGTGACACCGAGAAGGCCAACATCGCCACACTGGCGGGGTGGCATATCCTGTCGGTAACTTCCAACCAGATCAACTCAGGGCAAGCCTTGCGATGGCTGCAAGATGCATTAAGGAAATTCGCGTGATTATGTCAGTTCTGCCCTAAAATACAGGCAGATGTTTCACCCGTGCCGGCGGTCCCCGGCCCACCTCAAGGAGCGATCCGATGGCGAAGAAGAACGCAGGGTTTATCATGGGCGCGGCCGGCAAGCCCCTCAACGATATGCCAACCCCGGGCAGTAAGCCGAAGAAGGTCCACAAGGCCAAGGGGAAGAAGAAGGCCATGCCCAAGCGCGGGGCCAAGTAGGAGCTGACATGTGTGAACAAAAGTTCGAGCCGCCGTTTGACCCTGAACACCCCGAAGAATACATGGCACACAGGCACGCTACTGAAGGTTGGGCAAAACCTGTGGTCTACCCCTCGCGGGGAGAAGAGGGGGGTATGGGCAAAAAGGTTGGCGCCAAACTGAAGAAGGATTAAACTGAGGGTGTCGGGGTCGTGCCCGTCAGCTCCCCCTTCTCGCTATCCTGGCCATTGTTCGCTTCGCCCGCTATGCGGGGCACGACCGAAGCGAAGTGGCCAGGACTTTGGATTGCTATTGTCCAGGAGCATCCCATGGCCCACCACAAGCGTAAGAAGGCCAAGAACCAGCGGGCCGGGTGCCTCATGTGCAAGCCGAACAAGATGAACGGCTGGAGCAAGAGGAAGCCGGAAGTCCTACACCAGGGGTTCGGCCCGATCCGCGACAAGGCCCATGCCGAAGCCGATCTGAAAGACGAACTCAACCAGAAGTGAATGTCCAGGAGGATGACCATGAACGATCCCGTGATAGAAATGCAGATGGTCTTGGGCATGGTCCAACGATCCGTCCTCGCGCTGGAGGAAGCGCAGCGCAGTCTGGAGATCCAGCACCGCGACCTCACCCGGCAGGCCGAATGGATCAAGGACGAGATCCGCAAGGCCAAGGGAGAACCAGATCCCAACGCGCTGCCCGGCCGTGACTGCCCCGCCTGTAGTCGGGGCCATCTGGTTCCCGAATTTCCCGGCACCCCCTGGCTCAAGTGTGACCACTGCGGCGGCCGTATCCACAACTGAAGTTGTCCAGGATCGCCAACTAATGACCACCGACTACAACGATGACCTCGATCTGGACGACCCGTTCTCCCCCGCCAAGCTCAGGGAGATAGCGGCGAAAGTGCAAGACGCCATCAAAGCGCAGAAGACGGGGCCACTTCCATCATGGATCAAGGCCCCGAAACCACAACACAAGGAGGAATCCGTTGGACGTTAACAACTGCTACCACTGCACTGGCCGGGTTGGGAGAGACCCCGAACTGAAGGTCACTCCCACTGGGACTGTTCTATGCAAGTTCTCGCTCGCCGTGGACCACGGCTGGGGTGACAAAAAAACGACCATGTGGTTTAGCTGCACCATCTTCGGAAAGTCTGCCGAGCGGGCAGAGAAGTTGCTGGCCAAAGGCAAGCAGATCCAGGTGGTCGGCTCCCTGAACCTGCGCGAATACGAGAAGGACGGAGTGAAACGACAGGCCAACGACCTTGACGTGGACGACTTCAAGATGATCGGACCCCGAGAGGATGCGACCCCGAGGCCATCCCCGGCACCCCAGGCCGGTGGCTACGAAGAAGACGACATTCCCTTTTGAGGAGTCCTACGTGACCAGAACCCGCGACCTGATCGTTTCCGGAACGTTCACCGCTCCGGCCCCGCCCAACTCGGTCCAGGAGTATGCCAACTGGGCGGCCCTGTTCGGCATCCCGTTCAAAGCGCGGACGCCCCACCAACTCCAGGAGTCTCTGAAGCGTGTCAAAGCGGCTGCTATGGTGGAGGTCCCCGATGCCAACGCCCCCTGAATACCTTCCCGGGGATTGGGATGACGATGATGAGCTGGGTGGCTGCGAGCGCATCATAGACGTGAGCGACGAAGCCAACCAGACCGCAGACGGAGAAGACGATGAGTGAACCCGAACCGCTGAACACCAAACAACCCGAACCTGGGAACCAGGTCCGATTTGAAGTGAAATACCCGAGCCCGATCTTTCCCGACTTCGATCAGGCCGGGATGCCGTGCCCAACCTGTGGCACCCGGGCCCCGCTGCCGACCGTGCGCGTCCCCGTGCCCCATGCCCGCCCGGTGGATGGGCAGACCCCATGCATGCAATTCCATGTGGCCTGCTGGCAGGTTGTCACGCTCATGCAGCACCATGCCAGCGTCATGCTCAAAAAGAACGGCCACGGGCTGGCACTCCCGCCGGCCAAACGGCTCATCCTCCCCCCGGGGGTGTGATATGAGCCTAGACATCGATCTCTACACCCGAGTCTACGAGGCGAACATCACACACAACCTCGGGACCATGGCAAAAGCCGCCGGAATCTACGATTGCCTGTGGAGAGCCCCCGAAAATGGGTTTACCCTCGCCAGCCAGTTGGTCGAACCTCTTACTAAAGGCATCGCCAAGATGGAGGCAACCCCCAAGCGGTTCAAAGCCATGAACTCCCCGAATGGCTGGGGAACCTACGAGAACTTCCTGCCCTGGCTGGAGCGTCTACTCGATGCCTGCATTGCCAACCCGGACGCCGAAGTCCGCACTGACCGATAAGGAGAAACACATGCTGAGCAAACTGTTTAACGCTGCGCACACGATGGACCTTGCCGAGCGTAAGTCCGTAACCCGATGGGCCGGGTCCATTGCCGGGGCCGCTGTTCTGCTCATCGTGGCCCTGGCCGCAGATGCCGCCAGAACAACAGTCGGGACCGACTCCGCGTGGTGGGACGCCGTGCTCCAGGCGAGGCTGGTCCTGGTCAGGCTGGTACTGGCCGCTGCGATCATGGCCATCGGGTTCTATTCCGCGCTGACCTTGTATCACGTGTTTACCAAGACAGCCATCGGGCGTTCCCTGGTGGTATGGAAGGCGAACGACACGGACGGGGCTAACATGCACGGCTACAAGACTTCAAATGGAGGGTTCATACTGGCCCTCCTCATGTTGGCCTGCATTGGCGGCCTGCTCAGTGGTTGCCTCCGGTGATCCGGTATCTGATGCTGGCTGCGCTTTCGGTCGGAGCGGTGCTGGTTGCCGCTCCGACCAAGCCTGGGCCTGGGGAGATCGTGCCGTTCCAATCCATGTTCATGAAGTTCTCCGGAATTCGCTGGGTGGACAGAGCGGCACAGGCCCAGGCGGAGTCTGGTTTCGACCCCATGGCTAGGTCCTCAGCCGGAGCCAAGGGGTTGATGCAGGCGATGCCAGGGACATGGAGCGACTACCAGCGCAACGGGTGGGTGCCGAAGGGGGCCGATCCGTTCGACCCGAGCCCGGCCATCCAGGGCGGGTGCAACTACATGAACTGGTTGGAGCCCAGGGTAGGGGGGCAACTTGACCCAGCCTTGGTTTCGTTCAACTGGGGGCTCGGAAACGTCCTCAAGGTCCAGCGTCGGGTGTCGGCTCTGGGGGAACCCGGGGCGAATGCCTGGATCCGCTATTGCCCGGCGGAATCCCAGAGCTATATCATCCATAACAGAACGAACAGAGCGCGGATCCGCGCACTGGGGGGCCGACCTTGATCCACAGACTAAAGGAGCCGGACCCTCGCGTCCAGAAGAACCATGGGGAACCCCAAATCCTTCACCGCTGCTGGAACTGCAAGGAGGATAGGGTGTTCAATGTGAGCCCAGCCGCAGATGGCGGTATCCAAAAGGCGGAAGGAATCCGGCAAGGATGGTGCAGCTACTGTGGGTATGTGAACAGGTTGCCAGAACTGGAGGACCATCATGACAAGTCGTGAAAAGATAATCGCTGTCATCGCCGGGGTGTTTGCCCTGCTCTTGATGTGGGCGCTGGTGCGAGGCCACGACGCCTCCGTGGACGCTGCGAAGCAGGCCGGTATCGCCGCCCTTGCCACGCAGAAGGCGGCTCAGTTCGAGGCGCAGAAGGTTTCCGCCGACAAGGACCGGGATATCGCCAAATCCGATGCTGATGGCTACAAATCCGACGCGGAGAACTTCCTGGCCCTGTCCCATGCCAAAGACGCCACTATCGCCACACTCAAGGCCAAGATCGCAGCGATGGGAGCGCAGAAACCTGTGACCAACCCGTCCAGTCTGCCAACCGATGCCCAGAGTCTTGCCGCAGACTTCACCACCGAGGGGTTCCCGCCCAGTGAGATAGGGGCGACGATGGGATGGCCGCTGACGATGGCCCCGTCCATGCTCGGGCTCATCCAGGACGGTAAGCAGTATCCCGAAGCGCTGACCCGAATCGATGCGCTGGGCCAGGAAGTTACCCTGCACGAACAGAAGGAATCCGACCTGACCACGGCTGTTACCGACCAGACCAAGCGGGGCGACTCTCTGGACACGGCTCTGACTGATTCCAAGGCCGCCGAATCCGACTGCGAACAGGCTGGGGCGCAGAAGGACATCGTGATCGCCGCAGACAAGGCGCAGATCAAGGACGCCAAGAAACAGCGCATCACCTGGGGGGCTATCGGGGCTGCTGCGGGAACCGCGTTTGGGGTTCTACTCCACCTACTGCTGTGAACGCCAAGGACAAGGAGGCCCGATGAAGCGCGATGAAATTGAACTCGATGGCATCTACGAAGGCCAGACCGGAGAGCGGCGCAAGGTCATTAAGTCCCTGTTCACTTCGGAACTAAAATACGAGGTGGTCGCCGGTCGCGTTTCGAGATGTGGGATCACCAATCTGGTCTTCAAGGACACCTTCGCCCAGTGGGCGAAGCGCCGCGTCAACTGAACATGTCCAAGGGAAGGACCAGGTCGGGGGTTCAAACCAACCCCGGCGGCTCCACTAAAACCAGAAAATAATTCAGCCAAATATTGACCATGCCAGCCTGTGAGAGTATATTCAGGGCAGGACAGGATGGTTCGCCTGGGATCAACCTCTCCAGTTTAGCCCCGCTAAGCGGCCCCTGACAGTGTGAGGTTCAGGGGTTATCTCCCCAAATGCGCTACAATACATCCGGGGATCATCCCCATGGAGGAACACATGGAACCCATCGTCCAAACCGCATCTTCTCAGATCCCCGGATTCGTCACGGCGCTGATCGTTGCCCTGATCGTCTGGCTGATCATTGATCGGAAGAACATCAAGGCTGACCTGGCCAAGTTCGAGGCCGCTGCGAAGACCGATATCACCAAGGTCGAAACGGCCGTCAATGCAAATGCCAAGGTCGTCGAAGCGGATGTCAAGGCGGTCGCTGAAATCGGGTGGGACGAGGTTTCCAGCCTGATCTCTGGCTGGAAGACCGAACTGGCCGCTGCTGTTGCCGCCAGGGTCAAGGCTGATGCCGCCGCTACCGCTGCTGCTGCCGCACTCGCCGCGTCCACGAGCACCACTACCATCGCCGCGAAGATTGCGGCCGCTACAACCACTTCCGCTGCCTCGGCGGACAGTGCTACTTCGGCTTAGGCGATCCCTCCTAAACATAGACGAAGGGCGGGCCTCCATCTGGAGGCCCGTTTTCTTGTCTACACATCCGTCCAGGATATTCGGATCTGGACCTTGGGACCGGTTGTGGTGATGCCGATCTGGTAACCCTCAGATGTAAAGCGCCGGCAGAGCAGGATCACAAGCGCCTTGAACCCGTCGCTGAAACCTCCCTCGTATTGCGGGTCTTCCATCTGCACAATGACCGCGCTATCCCCGTGCTGTTTGGCCAGAGAGATGGCTTGGTCGATGGTGGCGCAAATCTGGTCCAGGGCCTTCTGCGCTTGGTCTGGCTGCTGAGCGTGACCGATCACGGCGACTACGGAAAGGGTCAACGCTCTGAGCATGTCGGACCTCGCTATTCGTCAAACCACGGTTGCCAGTGGGTGAAGGCTGAAAAGGTGGGGACGGATCGGACTGAATACCCCGTACCAAGAGAGAACTGGCGAGGGTCAGGGATAATTTCCCCGTTTTCAGAAAGGATAGCCAATTGGTAGAGCCCGGCCCGTGGAACATGGGGGGAATCTGCGAACGATGTCCAGGTCACTGGCGGCTCCTCTTTTCGTCTTTGCGCATCATGGCCTTGCCCTTTTGCTCCCGCATGTGTTCCCACTTTTTCTCTGCCTCTGGGGTTGGGGCATTGGAGAGATAGTGCAAGGTGTCTTCGTAGCCCTTGGGCACCTTGCCCACTTCTGAATCAATCTGCTTGACGGCAGGGAACGACTTGACGAACGCCTTGGGATTATTGGTGAGGCGGGTCAGATCCTCCAGGATGTCCCCGGCCGGGGAAAGGTTCATCGCACCCTGTTGGTTGCCCTGCATCCGGCGGTGGGCCAGTAGCGCAGATCGCCTGTGCTTCGGGTCATTGGATGCATCCGCCATGAGAGTGTGGTAAGCATAGCTAAGGGCATCCGATGCATAGTCCTCGTTCACTACCGGGACATGGAGCAGCATCCTCCAGAGTTTCAACCCGGCCTTCTTGCCGTATTGTTCCCCGAGCCAAGACACGGCACCCGCCGCCACAATGGCACGGATCAAGGTAGCCCCACCGGCCGAACCGTAGATGTCCGGTTCTCCGTTGAAACCCTTGCGGATGATGTCAACGTAGTTCTCCAGCATCTTGGTAGGTGTCTGGGAGAACGCCGTCATCCGTCCCATAGGGCTCTTGAGGAAGGCGGAAGCGTCATGCCCACCCCGGAACGAGTAGTCCAGGAGGTTTAGGACAGCCCCGCGAACGTCTTCCTCTGGCGTGAGCCTTGCCTTCTGCCCCTGGTGGACGGATGCCAGGAAGTTCAACTCGTTCTCAAACGCCTCCACAGCCGTCAGGGGCTGGCCCAGAATGTTGCGGGTCTTCTGCGCTACGTTCAGAACCGGCTGGACCATGCCGCGCACTGACCGCCCGAAGAAGGCGTTCAGGATGGGTTGGTTGTATTCAGCTACCAGGGGATCTTCCATCAGCGCATTGCGAATCTGTCGGGAAGATATCAGGTTCGTGGTGAGCGCCTGGACCAGCTTCGCGTCCTTGTCCACCTCGAATGGTTTGCCGGTGATACGCTCGTAGGCGCTACGGACCAACGGCAGGTTCTCGGGCTTCCTGGCCAAGCGCAGCACGAAATCCTTGGATGCCGGGAGCAGATAGGCGTGGTGCAAAGCAACTAGGCCCGTGACCTTGCCGACCAGGTGTTTGATCGTGACGCGCTGGTTGAACGCCATGTCCTTTGTAATCTCCGCGCTCTTGATCGCCTGAAATCCCTTCTCCCACACGGTTTCCTGGGGCGGATGTTCGATCTCAGTGATGCGCTGCTGGAGCCACTTGCCGAAATTGGGGGCATAGTGGGTGGAGTCGTTCTGGTCCAGGTAGACATTCTTCCCGCCCTGATACCACTTGTTCAGGAAGGGTTGAGTGGCGATCTTGCGACTGATCGTCGGGACGTAATAGGCCATCGCGGCATGAGTGCTTGGCATCAGGTTCACGCTGTCCGGCTGGCGACGGTGGAAGGCGAGGATGTCCCGCGCTACGCGTTCCTGCTCGCCGGTCATGTCCCTGGTGAATCGGCTTGCCCCCTGCGGAGCGAATAGATGGGTGATGTATTCATCCTGGCGCATGGGGATACCCAACTGAGAACCGGCAACCCGGGCCTCGCTGGTGAATCGGAGCAACGCCTTCGCTGCTTCAACCTCGTTCGGTTTGATGATATCAGCCAGCCAAGCCGGGCGCTTCTTGGGAGGTTCCATATACATGGCAACGCGGACCTCTGGGGTCGTCTGCGCCAAGTCCTGGATCTTCAACTTGGCCTCTCGGTAGAGATTCTGAAGTGCGCTACGGCCTTCTTCTATCCGCTCCGAGTTTTCTTCGTCAAATTCTTCAAGCCGCTTGGCCAAAGTTCCTGGCCGTTCGGCTTGGTCAAGCATCGTCTCCATCTCTTTGCGAGTGTTGATGAGCGGGACCAACCACTGCTCAGTGTCGCGGATCTGAGTCCGATAGGGGTCCATAACGGCCCCGATCCTGGCGCTATGGTCAGGGATCTGATACCGCTTATGGACGCCATTCACGTAGTCAGTCAGTGCTTTCTGAAGGACGATGTAGTGGTTCGAGACAAACTCCTGGTCAATGTTCGGACCTTCACCAGGGGAGAACATCGACTCGATGATCTTGTGCGGGGATCGGAGCCCGTGAGCTAACTGGTTGGCTCGGGTGTCCATGTCCGGTATGTCACGGTTCGCACCCGATCCGTTCTTCAGGGGAGCAGGCACATCACCAGTGACCATCGATTTGGCGATTGTGGGCATCACCCTATTAGACGGGTCGTAGGGCAATTGCAGCATCCCCTTGGCGTCCAGCGACCTAGCTAGCGCAACAACGGCGCTCCCCTTCTGGACCGGCCCTTGCCGCTGGGGGCCCTGCTTGCCAAAGAATCGCCCCAGTTTCTCGAACACCGGCCCTAGCCCTTCGCCCTTGGGCAGCACGACCCGGATGGCCCCGCGTTCAGGGTCGCGGTCAATGATGCCTTGGAGTGGAGCGGGGACGCCCTTGATGCTCCTGCGGACCTGTTTCTGAGCAGCTTTGATCTGCTCATCGGTAGGGTCTACGTCCCCGTTCAGGATGCCACTGATTCGATACATTTTGGCCCGGACCATCGGATCTGGTTCGATGGCCTTGACCATCTCTCTCCGTTTGGCAGTAGACTCTTGGCTTACTTTGGGAGCATACTTCGCCGGCTTCGCTTCCGGGAGAGCATCCTTCACCTGAGCTAGCACGTCCTTACGCTCGGTTTCATCCAAAGGGCGGTAGAGCGGTTCCTTGGGGAGCGGGACTTCATCCTTGGCTTCGATCTTAGGGGTCTTCACTTTGATCCCAGCCGCCTTCACTTCTTCCGGAGTGATCCCCGTCTCTTCAAACAAGCGCTGGGCATCCCGCCCGCTCGCATCTCCTTCCGCGATGTTCTTCATAGCGCCGATGGCTCTAGCGGTTTCGGAGTCCTTCGCCTCGATCATCCTAACGGGAATATCCTTCCCATCCTCGATAGCGCCTGGGAGACTGTGGTGCCCGTCCACGACAACCAGTTTCCCAGACTCATCCACCCAGCCGAGATAATCCCCGTCTTTCTTTACTAGCCCAGGATCGGGCTCCTTCGTGTCGCGGAACTGGAGACGTTCGGGATCGGTGGCAATCTGGTCAGGGGGAACCATGTAGGCATCGCCCTTCTTCTCTAGAGACGCTAGGTCCACTCGCTCTTGTGGGGTTATCGAAATGCCAACCTTCCCAAGATTCTCACTGAACTTATTGATCATGACTTCAGCCTGTTCGGGATCGAGATGCCTACCCCTTGCTTGGGCGATCAGATCACTCTTGAGAGAATTAAGATCACCACCCCTTTTTATGTATTCCTTCAAATCGTTGACGATGGCATACGTGGTGGCAGGATCAGACCCAACGCTACCTGAGACATGGGCAAAGACATGAGCGCCAATACTTCGCTTCAATTCTGTATCGGTAGCATCCGAAGCATAATCGTTCCCCATCTCCCTCCGTAGTTTGATTGCATCTTCGAGGGTGAGAGGGTTCCCGGGGAAATAGGCTAGCCCAAGGCGGGCATCGTCTTCTGTGCTCATGTCGGTATGTTCCAGGATACGGTCATACCGGGCCATATCCCCTTTGTTGATGGCTTCTTTGAGCTTCCCCTTTGTGGCTTCGGGGATAGCCGTTGCATCTACCTGATTCGCCTCAAATGCCTTTAGGTCTTCGATGGACTTGTCTAATTCTTCCGGGGCCATTAGGTGCGCAGTATCGTGAGCATCTTTTAGATTCTCCGGGTAGCCGTAGTCATCTCCCTTCTTGTCGAAGTCCGGGAATGGCTTGTCAAACTCGGCCTTGATGTCCATCGTATCTTCCGATGCCTTTGGAGTCGTCTCGAAAATCTCAGGATGCGTCTCGCGCAAACGGGTGTTCATCGCCTTCCCGTCCGGGGTCTGATCGGTTGCGCCCTTGTAGGCGCCATACCGGTTGTGTGCCTCCACGTAAAGCTGCTCAGCCACGCCCTGGCGACGGCTCTTCGGGTCCACTTCTACCTTCCGAACCTCGAACCCATCCGGTTTCTTCGTGACCCAGAGCTTGCCAATGTCGTTGCCCTTGGCGTCCTTGGCCACCATCATTTCATCATCCGGCCCCATGAGCGAGCCCTGGCGGACCCCCTTGTATGAAGTCTGGTCAACGATCTTGACGGGAGGCTTAGCTACCTCTTTTTGGGCTTCTTCTTTTTCTCTGGGAGTTTCTTCCCCTTGCTGGCCTTGTCCCACTCCTTCACGACCTTTGGGGATATTCCCCCCCTCGCTTCCTTCGCGTGGAACAGTCTCTGCTGGGCCTTGCTCTTGTAGGGCATCTTGTACCTCCTGCTCGGGTGTGGGGCCCTTGCCTTCTGGGAATAACTGTTTGACGGTAGGGAACTCCTCCGCTGCCGCCGCCTTGGCCTGGGCCTCCTTACCGGCCGCAGTCTTCATCAACTGGTTGTACACGGCCTGGGATCTGGAATAGGCTCGCTTCATCCCCTGATAGGGCGCGTTCTTCAAATGTCCTTCCTCGTGAGCAGCATCGGCGCTGTCCATGGCCGTCTTGAAGTCCTTCATGTAGGCTTCAGGACCCTGGGGATGCTCCAACATCGTTGCCCGCTGGTTGCTCGTCTGGGACAGTGTGTTAGCCAGAGACGCAGCCCCGAACATGGCTGCTGACTCCCAGACATTGGCCATGAGCGGACGATCCGGATCATACGTCCCCTTGGCCACGAGGTTCTGTCCTGTCTGGAGCGCAGCCCCAACCCCGCCAGCACCGGCAACCTGTGCGCCGGCCGTGGCCAGTGGGTTGGAGAACTCGGGTCCCGGTACGGTCCTCCCAATAGTCATACCCGCGAGGTAGGCTAGTGCCGCCTCAGAGGTGGCGCCTACGGTCGTCCGGATCGGCTGGCTGGCATCCTTGCCGCTAGCATGGGCCATGGATGCCGAATTCCCGGCCGTCTGGACAGCGAAATACGAAGGGATGGCCCACTTGGGGATCTTCCCGGTATTGGCGACCACCTTGCCGCCTGCTCCCAGCGTGATCACATCCGTAGCGAACTTCGTCCCAGCCGCAATGACCTTTCCTTCTGGCGTCTTCGGGGCCTGTTTCGCTAGTTCGGTCTGGGCGCTGCTAGGAGTGATGGCATCGGCTACCTTGTTGATCGCATCACCAGTCTTGGTTAGGCCAAGCGCATAGGCTGGCAACGCCGAGTAGTGAAGAATCCCAGCCGGTAGACCAGCGGCCGCCGCTAGTGATGCGCCAACCCCATAGGCTGCTGCTTCCTGGGCCCGCCTCGGGAGCGTCTTTATCGACCCACCCTGCCCCTGCGCCCGTTCGAGGGGAGTACCAGCACGTTCCGCCTGGGACTCCACCTTCTGGTATTCCTCTGGAGATAGGGCAGAAACGGTACCCGTCCCTTGCGGAGCGGGTGGGCGAGGAGTGACCGGCTGTGTGGTGGGGGCTTTGACTGGGACCGCCTGAGACTCCCAACCTGCGTCCGGCTGAATCGGCACGGCCTGATCTTCCCAATTATCGGCCATGATTCCTCCGGTCTAGCTAATTTTAACCACTTTGCCACCAGCCACCGTGACCGTTTTCCCGTTGACGGTGTATGCACCGTCCTTGAGTTTCGTAGACGATCCTACGGTTGGCCCAGTCGATGGCTTCTGGAACGGGCTCTTGACCTGACTAGGCTTGGCAGTCGGAGACTGCCCGGAGCCAGGGCGGTTGGCACCGGCATCCTGTGCGTTCTGCGCGTCGATGGCGGCACGATTGGGGTCCGGAAGCCTAAGGTACAAGGCCGCCGCTCCAGGTTTGTCCGTCTTGATCATCGAATTGTAAATGGCTAATGTCCTTGAAGGCGTCATCTTCTTCTCGTCATAGCCACCATCGATGTCTGCGAACTGTTTCATAACACTGTCAACCCGTTTTCCAGCCCGAGTCTGTTCCATATCATCTTCCTTGAGCTTGTCCAGGTCGGTCTTATCTCCATGTTCGATGAAACTTGCCTCAGCCCTGGTTGCGGTAGCGTCGTCTTCGCCCATGTGCCGATGTAGCGCATACACCCTCTGGGCCATGTCTGCCTTGGGATCTCGCTGTGCCCGCAACTGGGCAAGTTGAAGTCTGTTCTGCTCTCTCATCTTCTCAATTTCAACAGCCGTTTCCTTGCTCTTGGACATCAGGTCTTCGGCATTCTTGGTGTCCTTCCCCCATGCATCCATAACTTCTTTCTCTGTGGCAATCCCCTGCTTGTAGGCAGCCCAGATAAGTGGAGTTTGGAGGATCATCCCCGTCTTGCCATCAGGTAGGACTAGTGTATTCCCCTCTTTTCTGGCTCCCTGCCCGAAGGTATTACCCAACCCCTCATCAGAGAACCATTTCTCCATCCCGTCGATGGCCCGTTTCTTCTGATAAGCCTGGGCCCTTGTTTTGTTGTAGTCGATCAATTCCTGTTGAAGGTCATCAAACTTCGGCTTGTTCAACCGGTAATAGGCTGCATACAACCGCTGCTTCCGTGCAGGATCGTTCCCGGCCATGGCATCGATCTTAGCCAAGTCTTCATCCGCCTGCTGCCGCGCCTTCTCGTATTTGGTATTCAGACCCTTCAGGGCCGGGTCGGAAGGTTCCCACCCCGGGGGAGGCACGGCCGGAGCTTCCTGCTGGGGTTGGGCGACAGGCTGGGCAGTAGCCATTGCCTGGGGTTGTGCCCCTGCCGTTTGCGTCTGCCGCTGCGCCACAGCCTGGGCCAAACTGCCCTGGGGAGCCGCAGGAGCAGCCTTTACCGTCCGGGCGGGCACCTGTGGGGAGGATCCCGTTTGCGTGGTCCCTGCACCCTGCGGCGCAGGATTTTCTAGCCCTCCCCAATGCTGGTCAACCTGATAGATCGGGTTGATGTCCTTGGACCTAAAATTGGCTACGTTCCCAGCATCCGTTACATCCTGGACCGCCTTCTCGTCCTGCTGCTCATTCCACAGTTGATCCTGGCGATCAGTGACCCGCTTCTCTTTCTTGGCCTCGATGTATCCAGAGACGCCCCCGTTGATGGCCTCCCCGATCCCGCCCAGTGCCGATGTAATATCGCCCAGTCCAGCCATGATCCCCTCCTAGAAAAAACTTCCAGTGCCAGCGGCCGGAGTCGCCAAGTTTTCTGCTGTCTGGTCATCTACGGTCCCACCCTGCTGTTGCTGGGGCTGATACAGTTTAGCCAGATTCCCCAGCCCAGTAGCCGCTTGCCCGTAGGCGCTCTGGGACTTGTCGGAATCCTGACTAGCCCACTGATTCTGCGCATTCCCCATCTGGGTATTCGCTCCGGTGGCAAGGCTAGCCCAACCTGGAGTCTGTTTGAGCGCCTGGGCCGTCTGCAAGGTGCCCTGGCGTTTCGCCACGGCATCCTGGAGACTGATACCAGCCAACCCCTCATCCGTATTGAACGAAGTGGTCAGGGCCCGGGCGCCGGCCACACCCTGCCCGGTCATCCCAGCATTGCCCTGGATGTTCCGCTGGGTCTGTGCCGAGTCAGCCTTGAATCGATCCGTGGCAATCTGCGCCTCTGGGGTCAGGTTCTTGGACTGGTATTCCCCGAGCAGGTTTTCTTCAGCGGCCTGGGGCACGGCTTCCTGCTGTTTGACTTCCTGGGCAATCTGCTGGTTCTCCTGGTACTGCTGCTCCGCCGCTGCACGCTCCCGCTTCGCTGCGTTGCCGCTGCTGATCCCAGAGAAGATGCTTGCCCCTACTCCAACTGCCGCGACACCGATCATTGCCGACATGGAAGCACCCCCTGGAGAATCTCTCCGGTTTCAAAGTCCAGCGCATGCTGCGGCTCATCCTCGAACAATTCCCGTTCGATCTCTTTCAGGTCAGTCGAATGGGTGTGATGGATCGTGCTGTAGAACGTGTCCTCATGAGCGAATGCATACGGTTTGACGCCAGCCTTGGAAGTGAACCCGTTCGGGCCCGTGAACCGCTGCAATCCGTTCTCGGTCAGGATGGAGATGTCCCCCCAGTAGACCACCTGGAAGTCATCCTGTTTGTGGATCCGGCCGGTCAGGGCCGTCCCCTTCTTCAGCACGATCTCCCGCACATACAGCCCGTGAGCGAACTTGTGGACCACCGGAACAAGAATCTGTTCGCGCCCAAGGATCGCTTCCTCAAGCGTGTAGACAAACGAGCGCAACAGATCAGGGTTGGCCTCAACCACGCCCCACCCGCTTGCGCCCATCTGATGCGTAATCATTCCTCGTCCCCCACAGCATCCCAGTCGATGTAGAAGAAGCGCCACCAAGCTAGGCCGATGATCTGGAGCCTCAGCCCGTAGCCGGATGTCCCGTTCGGGAGGTGGAAGATGGACGCCTGATTCGGATCTTCTGCCAGGGTAACGTAGCCACGTGCAACTTCTGTTGCATCGACCAGTGCCCGAACGAACAGTTTCCCGCCGCCTCCGAAACGCACCCCGTAGAATCGGCGCAGCACGGACGGGTCGCCTATCACCCCATTCGGTCCAGGATAGATCAGGTCGGTATCTACGAAGGGTAGCAGTTGCCGGTGGGGGTCCTCATTGAAAGTCGCATAAGCCAGGACGGTCGTTGCGCTAGGCGGAGCCAACCGCTGGAACGTGGTCCCAGCGGTCAGGTAGTCCGGATAGGCATCAACGAGTTTCATGTCCTAGCTTTCGGTGATCTCGCAAGAGAAGGATAGGTTATTAGCGCCCGCTGCCCCATTGGTTACCACAAGCGCAATACCGGCTCCAGAGGTCATAGCCACACACAAACCGGTTCCAACGGCTGCTCCAGTCGCCTTGAATGTAGTCCCTACTGCCACATATCCGGATGCCCCCACCGCGATCCACTGCGCCGGGGTTGTCGTCCCCATGGACGCGATCTGATAAGTGACTCCAGCCGAAAGGGCAGTGGCCAGGACCAGAGGCGTCACGGTCCCGGTCCCGGTCCCGGCGCCGCTAGCCTGGAAGATCGATCCCACCACAGGGCTGGCAAGTCCGTTCGTCGCGTAGGTATTCCAGACCGTATTCCCGAGGGACGCGATCATGTAGTAATTTGTCCCGGCCATGGCCGATGCCGCAAGCGCGGCAACAAGACCCGGGTCAATCGTAGGAGGCTGGACTAGGCCCTCATTGGTGAGGTCCAGGATGGCAGAAGCGAATGGCCCGAGCGCAGCGGGGACCCACACAACGAACGACCCGAGCGCAACCCCTAACGTCCCAGCGGTAGCCCCCGCCACGCGAATGGTGCCACTGAATGCCGGGTTGTTGGGATCCCGGGGGGGGGCCGTTCCAGTTGTCCCGGATCCAACGGTCGTCTGCTGGTAAATGGTGATGGTCGTCAACTGCGCGGTCGTCATCATGCCAGGGTTCCAAAGGGAAAGTCTCTGGAGTTGCAACTTCTTCGTGGGCCCAGCCTCAATGATGCCCATGCAGTAGTTGGTAGAAACCGCTGACACATTGTTATTGGAATACTGGTATGTGGTCTTAGGCATGATCAGCCTCCTTGGCATTCAACCTGTTGAGAACCTTCTCACAACTTTCCTTTTCTGCGGTCATGCCAAGGGCATTGTATGCCTTGACCATCAGGCAATACGGACCCGCCGTAAGCCCGAACACATGTCGGTACCCGATACGAGGGCGGATCGTATGTTCGCCATCATTGATCCCGTTTGCCACAGCCATTCTGGCCCAGTAGATAGCCTTACCATACTGCGCACCAGCGAAAGCAATTTCCCCGGCCAGCCAAGCGAGTTCTGCCATGGCAGGGTATCTGGCAAGGCCCTTGGCGCACGTCTCGATAGCCTCGAACGGCTGGTGCTGCTCGGCTAGAATGGTGGCCGCTCGGAAACATGCCCAGGCCGATTCCTCGTCCCAACCATTCAACTCCGCGCATGCCTGGAAGGCGTGTAGCGCCTCATCGAGTCGCCCCAGGGTGGATAGGGTGTCGCCCAGGTAATACCACCACCTGGGGTTACCCGGATCTTCCTCTGTGCTTTTTGTGAGGGAATCCACGATGGACTCAGCCTTTTCATGAGCCAGTTCCGCAGACTTCGGCAGTTCAGAAAAGCATACCCCATTCATGTAGACCTGGGGAGTATTGACAGGGGGAACGCATTCATGGACGTAGCCGATGAACTTGTCCAGCGCCGGGAGTTTGAAGAACCGTTCCTTGCAGTAGCACCCAGAATCGTGAGGGACTAGGACAGTCCCGGCCCCGATCTTCTCTAGCGCATCTTTGATGTCAACGCCATCAAAGTGCATCCGCTCATCGGTGTCCAAGGTGCAGGCCCAATCCGCGCCCATCTCAGCCGCCGCATCCAGCCCGAAATTGCGAGGACTGGGAACTTCCTGATATTTGACGACCCGGAGTTTGTCCCCAACGATCTCCCGTGCCACCTGCACGGTGTTGTCGGTAATCCCAAGGTCAACCAGAATACAAAGGTCAGCAAATCCCACCACGCTCCGCAGAGCATCACCAATGATGTTCTCGCGGTTCGAAGTCATGGTAATCGTGGCTAGGATCATCTGGCCCTCAGATAGTTGGGGGGATCGCTCCCCCCGTGGTCCTACCGGGTAAACATATTCAAGGCGCGGATGGTTCCGCCGACGCTGGCGAGGCCCGTCACGGTCCCGTTGAGGATGCGGAACGTGTCGTAGGCTGCATAGGTAGCCGAAGCCGAAGACTGCCAGGTATTGGTCGGGGCAGCGGTGGTGAGGGCCAGGGCGCTGGAGACAGCAACCCAGTTCTGCCCGCCATCCACACTGCCCTGGACGTAGGTGCTGGCCACACTGCCGGTATCAGCCGAGAACTGGCTGATCACCACGGTCTGAAGGGGCTCAGTAACCGACTCAGGGAACGAAGCGATAGCCGAAACCTGGTTCCGGAAGTGACGGCCCTGGGTCATGCTGATGCCACCCGGGATATAGATCGGGGTCACGTTGTCCAGGTAGTAGTTGCTCGCACCCCCCGGGGTGCCAGTGCCGTCACAGCCGACAATGTGGACGCCAGCCGGAACGCCAGGAGCGTTCAGGAGCAGAGAGTCCATGGACAGCAGGACGGTTCCGGTCCCGATGCCAGCCACGGTCGCGGTGAACGCCTGCCCGGGGGAATTGGACGGGGAGCCGCACAGCAGGTAGTTCGTGGTGCCCAGCGTCTGGATGATGTAGGTCAGGCCGGCGACCATGGCCGTGGCCGCAATCGGGGCGGTGGGAGGCGTGTAGATGATGTTGTTGCCGCCCGAAGTCACGCTGGAGACGACCAGCACCGAGCCCTGGTTGCCGTAACCCGTGGAGGTATTGGCATAGAGGGTGGAACCGGGGCCATTCGCGGCCTTGTTCTGGATGGTCCCGACGAACACGAGGTTCGAGAACGGGAACTTGAAAACGTGGGTCTTAGCCATGATGTTCTCCTAGGAGATGGCCGGTGGCTCCGGCGGGCGGGTGGGTGGGTTGCCAAAACGTGTAGACCAAGTGGCGTGGCAAGGGCATCACTTGGGGTGACAACTATGGGCTTCCTGGCATTCACGAAAAGAATTCCAGATTTCCTTCTGGTCCTGCCGGTAGACATCGGCCGCCACAAAATCCGAGTAGTTCGCGGCAAGGGCGACTTTCATTTCGGTCAGGGCTGTCGTGTTCTTCTCAAGGTTGTTCGTCAAAACTTCGATTGCCGCCTTGAACTCGCTTCTGGTTTCCTTGTTCTCTGATGTGAAATTATCAACGATACGGCGCAACGACTCGCCGAATTGGACTTTGTCTTCATCGCGCTTGGATTCAATCTTGTCGATTCTCTCGTCTTGGCCATTCTTCAGCGCTATGAGTAGATACCCGATCACGGTCAGGAGGACGACCACCAACCCCCGCATCAACCACGCCTCAAAGTCAGGTGACATCCGGCCCTCCATGCGCCATTTTAGCACAAGCCTCTTAGAACCTCATGATTTGACAGGCTGTACCTATCCCGAAGCGGCGGTAATCGTCACACCCATTCCGATCCGCAGGGTTCAATTTCCACCCTACCCATATACCCCATGATTTACACTGCCATCGTATTCCAACATACCCGCCCTGCCATGCAACAAACCATCCAGGTGAACCGTCAGGGGGGATAGCGGATACGTTGCCACACCAGCGGACACCTGTGGACGGCATAGTGGAAACGATAGGCCAGAACCGCATGTTGCACACGGGGTTCCGAATAAACCATGAATAGCGAGAACCGCCCTGCTGCGCCCACCACGCCGGCAACAGCCCGTCCTCCCAGTTCCCCCATATCGTCTGTGCCCACCTCCAACGGAACATCTCGATCTGCTGGCCGGCGTTGACCCGGCTTTCTGTATGAACGATGGGCGCCCATTTGAGCAACACAGGGAGCAGTGCGAGTCCAAGCAGAAACAGAGGGATGAATACGGCCACCTCCACCAGGAGCCAGGAGGCCAGACCCCAGGGAGCCACCCAGAGGATGTTCCAGCGGCTACTCATGACGCCGCCGGGGTGGTCGCCGCCGTCAGGGCCGCCTGGGTCGCCGCGAGCTGGGTTTGCAGCGGGGCGATCTCCGCCCTCAGTGGCACGATGGACGTCTCCAGGGCCTGGAGCCGGGCCAGATCAGCATTGCCGGCCGGAAGGACGGCGAGCAGGCCGGCACGGACCGAGCGGGCCTGGGTGCCCCCGTCCAGCGCATCGATCCGGAGTTGCAGCGCCGAGATCTGGGCGGTCAGGGTCTGGACCTGGACGGCGGCCGGGTAGCCCGGGAATGCGGCGGTTAGATCGGTTGGTGAGGCATGGGCGACGGGGAACCACACCTCGCCGGGAACGATCGTCGAGCCAGGGTCTACCGGATAGCAGTTTAGTCCGTTTTTGTTGTAGGCAAACATTTTATCTCCTTATCCGATGACGCTCACTGCGGCAACGCTGACGAGGGACGTGCCGATGGCGGCAGGAGTGTAGAGCGGCAGATCAATCGTGTTGGGGACGAGAGTTGAGATTCCGCTAGTAATTTTGAGGATTGTTGAAGTGAAAGTTGGGAGCCCCGATCCGAAAGCCACGAACGTGAACATCGCGGCCTCGAACGACGCCACGCCAGAGCTCCCCGCAGTCAGGCAGGTAAGCCACAGCTCTACCTTAATATTGCTGGCTCCAATAGGAAGCGCAACGACAGCGGATAAGTAGTTGGCTAACCCCACCGAACCATAGATGGTGAGATTGCCCGCAGTCGTTATCGCCTCGGCCAAGAACATGTCAACTTTTACAGTTTTCCCGGGAACAAAGAAATTAGCTGGGATTACCAGTGTGTTCAGGAAATTTGCGGCAACCAGTGTCGAGAAGGTGCCGCCAGCCGTGTGGGTGATTAAATTAGTATTTTTGAGTGCCGATAGTACCCCCGCCTTGAAGATGGGAACAGGGTTCGCGACCGCCCCCTCATTGGCTACGAGGGTCTGCTGCGTGCTGCTGATCGTCGAGGACGGCAGGGCGTCCAGCACCACCCAGTAGGTGCCGTTGTACTGGCAGACGGCGATCAGCCCGGAGGTGATCACCGCGGCCACCAGGGCGCCGTTGAGGTCGTATTGCATGAGGGCTTTGGCGCCCAGGCCCGACACGTTCAGGGTGTTCGAGCCGGTGGTTCCGGCCGCGCTGAAGGTCACGTTGTAGCAGTCGTTTGTGGCCAGGGCCGTGAGCGCCGGGGACGGGGTCAGGGTGTAGGCAGGGGCGGTTCCAGCGGCGTTAAAGGCCGTGGCGCCCGTTGCGCCGGCCGGCCCAGTAGGGCCAGTCGTCCCCTGTGGTCCTGTTGCCCCAGTTAACCCTGTGGGTCCGGTAGTCCCAGCAGGGCCAGCTGGTCCCGTAAGGCCGATGGGACCTTGCGGACCTGTGGCACCGGTTAGACCAGTTGCTCCAGTTGGCCCTTGGGGACCAGTCGAACCAACAGGACCTGTTGGCCCCTGCGGACCTGTTGGGCCTTGAGGGCCGGTTGGCCCAGTAGGGCCAGTCGTCCCACCGCCACCGCCCGAAGGCCCGGTTGGGCCCTGCGGACCCGTAATCCCCTGTGGCCCAGTGGCTCCCGTAGGACCAGTATCGCCTGTCGCCCCGGTCGCCCCAGTGTCTCCCTGGGGAATGGTGAAGTCGAATATTGCGGCGTAGTCCGTCCCAGAATTGCTTACCACAGCAGACGTTCCAGGGAGTCCTGTCGTTACGGTCCCTATCTCAATGGTAGCAGCAGTGCCCTTGGCCCCCTGCACCCCGGCAGAACCGGCTGACCCTGCTGCCGAACCCACGCCCCCACTAGACGTGACTGTTGAGGTAACCGTCCCCACGTGTTTCTCTGTACTTTGCGCAAGCTGTTGGAATGCGATGCGCAGAGACTCGACCGAGTTGTCGGGTGGAACAGGAAACGGGATATGCGAATCAGCCATAGTTTAGCCCATCTCGGTTACCACTATATTCTGAACGCCCACAGACACGGAGGAATTCGCGCTAAGGGTGGCCTGGAGGTCGATAACTCCACTGGTCAGAGTGCTGATAGCCGTAGTGCTAGCCGTCTCTGGCGTAGCCCCCGCGAATACTGCCCCAGATGCGTTAGATCCCCAGTAGGACAGGCTCCAGGAGAAGGCTCCGGACGCCCCAGCAGCGGAGCAACTGATGACCAGTTCCACCTTCATGCTGGTGGTTGCCCCAGCCGCCAGGGTAGTCCCAGAAGCCAGCGTCCCGAGCGACACACCATTGAACAGCGGCTTAAATGTTAGGTTGGCAGCCGAAGTCGTAGGGATGGTCAGCCACAACTCCACTTTGACGGACTTCTTCGCCACGAAGAAATTGGCCGGCAGGGTCAGCGACCCGAGGGAGACATTCCCGGACAGGACGGAGTAGTAGGTGGTAGCGGTGGTGAAGGTGACAGTGGTCCCGACACCTGACCCCTTGGCAATGACACCGCTCTTGTAGACCGTTACCGGCGTTCCGCTAGCACCTTCCGATGCGCACAGCGTTTGCTGGGTCGGGTCCACCCAAGTATCGCCTTGGGTGGGGCTCGCATTGGTGGTTGGCGTGAATGTCAGCTTGGTAGCAGCAGACACAGATCCAGTGGCACCGGTCGCCCCGGTAGCGCCATTGGTCCCGTTCGTCCCATTGGCCCCTGCCGGACCGGTGGCACCAGTCGGGCCTTGAATACCCTGAATACCCTGCGGACCCCTCTGAAAATAGGCCAGGGATACCCAATTGGTGGCCCCGTCTCCGAGTTTTGCCAACCCGGTATCGGTTTCCACCCCCCATTCTGCCATAGCCAGGATCGGGTTCACTGAAGTCCACAAGGCGGCTGTTCCACGACGCCACTGGGTCTGCGTAAAGGTCATGACACGCCTCCAAGGTCCAAAAGGTTTCCACGGAAATTCGTTCCAGGGACACCACCATCAAGGGGTTCCCCCCACACGGTCGTATCAGGCGCTCCGCCATCAATCGGACCCTGCACAAATAGCGGACAAGTCAGAATCATGTGAACTCGTTCCAGTTCGTCCACAAAAGCATCCATCGGTTTGATCCCGATGACAGTAATTGGATATCCAGGTGCCCCGAAATCAATGCAAAGCATTGTCTGAGCTGCGAATTCAGGGTAGTCACCGCCCCAATACAGGTAGTATTTCCCGTATTTGATGAAGGATCGGAGCCCGTCTTGCTGGATAAACCGCGCAACGGTGTAGGGCATGAGATCGCGAGGGGTTACCCCAGGAAGATCCGCCCCCCTCAGCCGCTCATAGGCGGCATTTTGGAGCGGGGGGACCAGATATTGGCCAGGGTCAGTAGATCCAAGGTAGCGGGAGTTGGCCAACCAGAAGTCCCCGGGGATCTGGAGGTCAGTAAGGCACTCAGATTCCTGCCCATTGAATCTCATGATCCCCTGGTCCGACAAATACAGGATCCGGTTGTTCAACATCTGTACGCTTCCGCCTGCACGGCACGGTGCGGCCTTGGTCGGAGACCAAACCAGGTTTGTAGGGTCAGATCCATCTGCCCGGTAGATCCCTGACTCGCAGAACACGCAAAGAGCCTGGTTGTAGGACGCCAATGCCAGGACCCGATAGTCGAAATCCTTATAGAACTCAGGAACCCAGGCGTCCATGTTGTTCAGGGGGGTCCAGACGACCCGGTTACTCCCGGGGTCGAAGGCAAATCCCATCCCATTGTGCTGGGTTAGTCCAGAAAGGCCAAATGAGGCTGGCTCATAGACAACATCGACCCCGTTGTAGGTAAATAGGGTAGGCAGAACGACACCAAGCCCCTGGTCTGGCACCGCGTCAAGGAAGGTGAGATCGTCCATCTCCAGTTGCTTACACAACTGGAAACTGGTGGTGCCACCAGCACGGTAGATGTTGCGATAGACCAAGTAGTCGTTGAATGGAACAAACTGCAAGGCGGTGGAGGAAACTCCATCTACCCCAGGTTGGTAGGCCGTCCCCGGACTACTGGTCACACCAGCCATATACGCATTCAAGAGGAATGAATTTTGTGGTGAGGCAAGGACAGCGTGGGCATCTTGAGTCGTGATGCTGTTGATGACCATATCGAAGTAAAGCACATCGCCAATAATCGGACAGGGGGTTACCGTTCCAGTCCCAGCCCCCGCCGCTGTAGCGAAGAATGTGACTCCTACCGCATTGTTAGGAGCCCCGATGGCCGTGAAATCGGTATTCCCAACCGATGCAATCATGTAGGATGTCCGGGCAACGATATCGCTAGCCAGGGTCGTCCCAGTCGTCGATACTCCACCCACATCAAGCACGACTGCCGTGATGGCAAGGTTCGCGAAATGGGCCGTGGCAAGTCCAGAACCAGTTCCGGCCCCAGTGGCCACAAAGAAAGTTCCCAAATTGCTATTGGCCGCGCCAATGGCCGTGAAATCGGTGGTCCCGGTAGTCACAATCTGGTAGGTCGTCCCAGAAACCAACGAGGCGGCCTCAAGGCTAAAGTTCAGGTCAGATGGGATCGAACGGCCATCAACGAAAAGCTGGTTAACGTTGTTCGGGTCGCACATCACATTGATCAACTGGCTATTCCAACTTGAGTCAGTAAACCCGGTGAACAACACCTTCTCAGCATTGAATGAATGCGGGACTGCCGTTTGCATGGCCAACGTCCCAGCCTGCGCATTGTAGTTGAACGAGGCAATCCCAACCTGGGGGACCGCATAGGCATATACCCCGGACAGGCCCGATCCGGGGCAAACGAAATCAGTCCCCATGAGCAGGTAGCATGTGTTCAACATCGGGGCACTAGAGGTGTCTTCTACGGTAGGAGAGAGAACCTGGATCTCAGCCGGGATATTCTCCGTGTAGGTGGCCTGTCCGGTCCCGTATCCGGTCCCCGTAGCCGTGAACACTACCCCGACTGTATTGCTAGTCGCGCCAATGGCTGTGAAATCAGTCGTCCCAACGCTAGAAATGGTGTAAACCGTACCAGTGACGAAACTCCCGGCCAAGGTCGTCACTGTATCTGAGAACGGGTTCGGCGTCAGCCCCGTGAAGAAAAGGTGTTGTCCATTGTAGAAATTGTGGTTGGCAGCGAAGGTTACGAGAACCCGATTGGTTCCAGTCTCTAGGGCGATGGAATTGACGCCGATCTTATTTGTGGATCCACCATCGGAAGAATATCCAAGCAGGCTGGTGATTGTCTGTAGATGGAATGGTATCGTCCAAGTGATCGTATTTTCGGAAGCCAAGATTCCTTCCGCCCAAGGGGAAACTGTGACCTGGCGAGACGACTTAGCCAGCACGGACGGAGACGGAGAAGACGGCCCGCTTTCATCCACAACACCATTCACATTCCGGGTATAGGTAGTGCAGTATTCATAACTCACCGACTGGTCATAGTCTGACGCCAGTTCCCCGCTCGCAGTCAGGGGATCAGGGTAGGAATAGGACGTTACCTTGGGCATAAGGTTGGCCAGGAGCTTTTCATCCCCACCGACGACGCCCATAAATAAGAGTATCTGCGTGGCTGGCGTATCCATGATCGGGTTATTCCAGGTCAGTGTGACCAAGGAACCATCAGTTGAGATCGTGGGTTGGACGGTTCCGCTAGGGGGGAGGACGCCGAAAGCTGTCTGATAGGCCAACCGAAATGTCACTTCAGTCCCCTTCGCCAGAGAACCTCCAGTTGTCACAGTGGCCAGGATATTGGACGGGGAGACAGCCGTCCCGGTATTCAGCCCCGGGGGAACATCGGGGCGAACAGTCCCAAGCGGGACGATGGTCCCATCGATCATTTTCTTGGGGTTCCCACCGTATTCCGTCCAGTAGATCCGTTCCCGATTGTCCTCATATTCGGCGGCATAGGACCGGCGAGCATCGCTGAAAAGAAGACGTTGCCGATAGGAAAACACCTGGACGGAATTATCCGGAACTGAGATGTTCGGGTTCACCAAAGGCATTTGGTAGGGTGTCGCCTTACCTCCGCGAACATCCAGGTTTTCCATGTACGCCACATGCTTACCATCAGAGAAGGCAGTGTCCACGACTGCACTGATGCCGCCCGCAACACTGACCTTGAATGATTTCGGCATATCCTACCTCACAGCGAGAGACCAGTAACGGATAACCAGAATCCCCTGGTAACCCCAGTCGCTCTGGTTCCAAATAAGCGATCTGGACCCGGCAGCCGATTCCACGATATTAGTCCAGCCAGTTGAAGTCCCCACCCCGGACCAGGATTCCACAGCCCAACCATAGCCCAATTCCTGGTCTGGTGTGGCCACGGCTCCGTCAGACTTGAAGGTCGCATACGGGATAGTGAAGAACGAAATCCCAGTGTCGGAAGTGATGGATGAGAATAGGGTCTGGAAGGTGCTGCACAGGAAGGCAATATCGGATGCTGTGGTGCTTTGCTGAAATTGGCTCAAGAACTGCTGGCGGACCTGGGTGCTGATCTGGTCATAAAGTTGCTTTTGCAGATTAGACAGATTGATTTGAAGCGCCACCGGGAACCCGTCCTGGTCAATCGTCCCCAGGAAGTTCGGGCTGTCCAGCGGAGGCAGGTTTGGTGCATCCAAGAGAGGACCGGTCATGGTATCCCCAGACGCCATGACAGCACCGCCGAAATTGTTGTTCACGTTCCCAAATGGGGTCCATACAGTGTTGGTCGTATCCCGATAAGATATCGCTCCGCTGGTTGGCTGAATCCATTGCTGGCAAGCAAGGACACCAGTCGTAGGCTCCACGTCCTGCACCCATGTATTGCCATTAAGTGACATAGCTATCTCCTAAGTTACAAAAATGGACCCGGTAGGGGCTGACCAAGTAGACGCAATGTAAACAGTCCAGTTCCCTCCTGGGTTCTCAGGGTCAGGCACGAATATTTTGTAAAGCAGATCCACACTTATTGTGTCTCCTGGAAGGACATCCTCATTGACGGAAATAGTCAAAACATCTGTATTTTGCCCATCCGTTATTGTGCAATTAGAAGATACACTCCATGTCATGAATTCAGGTTCCGTTCCATTGAGAGTCCCGCCTGGGTAACCACAATTCTCGCCGGTGACAGTGATCCCCGTTTCCCCAGGAGTGGGATTGGTGTCAGAAAACTCCATGGAGAAATCATTCTCGACATTCCAGCACGGAGCGGATGCCGTATAAATATTCCCAATATAAGTCCCAGATGTGACGGTAAGCCTAACTGTTGCGTTGGTCCCACCAGCGTTCGGTGAGTCAACAAGCGCCCATGTCCCGCTGGTTGATAGGAAAGTAGCCGTTGAATCAGGGCTTGACCATACCCCAGTGTCGGAAGCGTTGTAAGGGCTGAGGAGAACAACTATGCCTCCAATCCCATCGACAAAAAGCATGGGCATGATAAGGCTCGCTGTAATTGTAGTCTTTCCTACCGCGACCCTGACCAACTCAATGCAATCAGAAGGTATTGCCACCCCCCCGAACGCTCCCGGGGTCGTCGGCATCCCCGTTGGTGGGGCCTGGGCGACCACGGGAAGTGCTGACTCGAAATAGAAAGTAGACCCCAGAGTGGAAGCCGCCTGCTCCTGGGCCCACTGGATCGCGGCATCCAGTTTGGTGTAGTCGCCACTCGGCGCAAACGTAGAAGACCCCTCGGCCGCGTCTCCGAGCAGTTCGAGCGTCTTCTGTCGGATCTGCGCCAGATTCATCTCTACCCCTTGACTGTCTTGCTGGCTTGCCCCATCGGCCCCATGCCGATACCGGCCACGAAAGCAGCGTAATACTCGCTGGACTTCTTGAGGTTCTGGCCCTGCCCGGACTGTTTCAGGAGCCAGGACGCCGCTGCGAACTTGAGATACTGATGTAGGTAGGTTTTGATCCGAGGGTCAGGGGCATCGGTCGGATTCACCATGGCAGTGGGTTCCTGGATATAACCCACCAAGACATACCCCGTGGAAGGCTGACCGTTCAGCAGAATCGTCTGCCCATCCGACTGGATCCAAACGGTAGGCTCACCGGTTCTTGCCCGCCAGTTTGGGTTCTTCTGGTCCTCGGTCATGATCTCGCTTTCCCAAAGCACCTTGCCCATCTATGCCTCCACGTATTGGACGACTTGCGATAGGGTTTGCGTGGATTGCCCAGGGACCGTAACTACGCACGTCACATTCAGATATTCCCCAGCACTCAGGCTAGCAGCAGACACCGATACAACTTCCCCGTTTGAAGGCGAGAACGATACCGATCCACTCCCGGATGGCGTCATCGTCCATGCGTAGGTCACTGGGGTAGGCCCGCCAAGGGGCAGCACGTCAACCTCCCACAGCAGAGGTAGGTTCAGGAACCCTTCCTCAGCCGGAACATCCCAGACAGCAGTGAACGATCCGGCCGGCAAGGTAGAAACGGTTCCGATCTGGACCCCGATCACCCGGTTGGTGCTGGTAGGCAGTGTGGCCTTGTTGCTGGTCACAACCAGCATCGCATCGACCCGGGTCACGCCCAGCAGCTCCGCTACCTGCCCACAGGCGAAGTTGATGGCGTCGGTCGTCATGTCCTGAGAGAACAGTCGGTCGTAGGCCCCGTAGCCAATCAGGTCCCGCACTTCGGCGGTCAGGTCAGAGAGGTTCACAGCCAGCCCCACGCCTGGAGTTTGTCGCGGTCGTTGTTCCAATGATGTCCGATGTCAGTCCGATAGGCCATGTCCGGGATACTCACGGACTTGACCCGTTCGTAGACGTTCTCCTTGGCTTCCTCCATAGTCTGCCCAAGCCCGACGCAGATCACAGCATACCCACTGTTCCCGGCCAGGACCCATTCGTTACCGACCAGCTTCACATCCGAGAGGTAGATGCCACTGAGGGTCGGATCTTTGAATTCCAGTTTCCGCCCTTCGGCATACTTCTTAAACCCTTCGGGGTCCTCAAACGGATATGGGGCCACGGTGCAGACCACGCACATCTGAAAACCGGATTCCACCTGGAGGTTGAACTTGTTCCCGTTCCCGAGCGCATCGAAGAAATCACCCAGGTTGGACTTGATGCTTTCCATCTGAATCCAAATAGATGGAAAACCGGGCCTCGGAGTAAATTCCAAAGGATAGGCCGCCTCCTTAGTAACGATCAGGTTGACATCAAACGGGCCATGATAGCCCGCCGCCCGGAGAGGATCTTCCATCTTGGCCAGGGTTTCCTCATAGAGACGACCACCTCGAACCCACGATGAAGTTGTTCCGCTTTCTCCACAATTTGGGCCAAGATCACCGTTTAGGAACTTCTTGTACTCAGAATTGAGCCAAATGGGCTGGATGAACTTCTCTCCGTTGAAGAATCCAGTCACCGCGATTTCCACGCCCTTCACGAACTGCTGAAGCTGAATCTCGTGGATCTTTTTGCCCCACTTCTTTTTGTAGTTCTCCAGGATGGCAAGCACATCAGACCCATCATCGGCTTTGCCCACATAGGTCAGGGCCTTCTCATCCTGGGCCTTGCCGCTTGGCTTCGCCACGTAGCGCCCCGGGTTCTGCTTCACGAAGGCAATGGCCTCATCGAACGAGGTGAAGTTCCAGTCCGGAATGACCGTCATCCCCGCCTTCTTCATCTCTTCGGAACCGAAACCACGGTCCATCTCCAGTTTGTCGGAGTAGGGGCAGGGCCCGACGACCGCCTTGCCTTGGGACCGCAGTTCATCGGCCACCTTGCCGAAATTCGTGTCGTCGAAAACTATCAGGTCCGATTCCGCCACATAGGGTTCCCAGTGCTTCACCTTCTGGATCAGGCCATCGTTGATGTCCTGGCTGGGCTTGTCCTTGATGTAATAGCGGACTCGGTTCCCTTCGCCAAGGAACCGTTTGCACAATTCTCCGACCCCGCCAAAGTGGGAAACCACCAGGATGGACCGGCCCTTTGCCATCTAATACCTCAGCATGTTGGAGTGGAAACCCTGACCGAAATAGTGCCGCCTTGGGGCAGTAGAGGCGCGTTTGTAGCCTGCGTCTCCAACCAGATTAGCACCACGGAGCGAACTGCACTCGGTAATGAACTGTGTCTCAAGCCGCCGGGCCTCGGACTTGTCTTGTCCGGAGCCCGGCAGGGCGAGGTAATGGGCGAGGGCACCGTGAACAATGGCATCCTCGAATTCAGGCCCGAATCCGACTTCATCGAAGTCGCCGATTGGTTTATAGGCAACGTCTGCGATGACCTGGGTGTCTGATGCGGGTGGGCGATTGGGCCAGAACTGGCCCTGGTCAGTGGTATAGGCTGCAATCGTCCCCTCGAAAGGGGTTATATTGTGGTAAAGATCCTCCAGCGCGTCTTGGTTGTAGAGCGGGAGGTCATGCCGATGGCCGCTGATTTTCGCCCTAAAGATGTAGATTGCCTCTCTCTCGTAAGTAGGGTCGTAGATCGGTTGGGAGATAGTCCCCGCCGGAATCGTGAACTCGACAAATTCTCGTAGAGCGAGGGTTTCCAGAGCCACCTGCCTACACGCGACCTGATACGAGAGTTGCGCCACACGAGGTTTGAGGTCGTCGCGGAACGGCTCGATCCGGTCACGGATGTAGGCATACTGGGTCATGGTGTTGCCCCGCTAAATGGCCGCGACAGGTTCGGAGGGTTTGGCCCCCTTCTCAATCTCGGTGAGGATCCGGAGAACAGTCACCTTCTTCTTGGTGCCGGGCTTCACGTCCAGCTTGAACCGCTTGGCCATGTCCCGGAGTTTGGTATCGTCGTCCGGGGGATCCAGACCGAGCAGGAATTCGTTGGTGATGTTGGAAAGGTCGGTCCCGTTGATGATCGCCTTGCCTTCCTCACTGTCGGCCATGATCAGCCGGCAATGGATGTCAGGGGCCGTGATCGCCCGGTGGACCATCCACACCCACTGTTCCTCGGACACGCCGCTCGACCGGATCATGTCCGGGGCGCGCCGGCCAGAGGGGAAGGGATCGTATCGGATGGCGACTGCCTTCCGCGCTTCTTCCCGGTGGTCTTCCATTCCGTCTTTGAGTGCCATGTGAAACCTCTTGAAAGGGCGGGACCGGGGGGAAGGCTATCCCCCCCCCTGGCGACCGCAGGAAAGGCTAGGCAACCTTCAGGGGGAAGGCGCCCATGTAACGGCTATCGGACAGCCCGTAGCCGAACACATCGAAGGTCCGGCAAGCACGCCCGGCCTTGGTCTGCATCTTGAAGTTGATGTCCGTTTCCATGATCTGGCGGACGAAGCCGAGACCATTCACATGGCCAAGGACGCCCTGGCAGATATTGGAGACGCCACCGTAGGTCGCGGTGGGGATGGCATCGGTGACGATAATGTCGAACCCGGCCACGCGCATGGAGAAGTCGCCGTCCTCGATCATCTTGGCGTTGCGCTCGCCGTTGATCTGGTAGGTGAACTGGTCGCTCTGGAGCAGGATCTGCTCCACGTCCGAGTTGACCATCGCATACCGGCCCTTGCGGGGGATACCCATCTGGTTGTAAGCCTTCCGGGCGGCGAGGAACTGATTGATGATGTAGTCCGGGTCGGTCCGATCAGTGCTGGACACGTAGGTCGGCACAGCCGGGTTGTAGGCAACGGTGCCCGGGACCTGGCCCTCATAGACCATCGTGGGGGCGCCGTAGACCGTGGTGATGAGGCCAGCCACAACCACCAGGTATTCGTTCTCGGCCATCGCGTCGGCCATCATCCGGGCGATCTGGGACATCAGCGGGAGGTTGATTTCCTTGATGTCCACGATGTCCAGGGTGGGGTAGGCGTAGAAGGCGTTGTTGACCTGGACCGTGAAGTTGGTCCCGGTGGTGACGGTCGGAACCAGGTCCATATTGGCGTAGTACGGCTGGATCGGAGGAGGGTTCAGCACGCGGAAGGTGATCTGATCACCGAACTGTTCGAGCTTCTTCAGAGCTTCAGTGTTGGCGATCTTGCCGAGATACGATTCCCGGCGCATCACGTCCATGGTCAGACCTTCGACGATCTCCTCAATGAGGAGCGCCTGGGAGGCGGCAGGAATGCCGGTGTTCTGGGTAGGGACAACACGGGTAATAGCCATGATGAATTCCTTTGTTCAAAGGAACTAGGCCCGCATCAACGCGGACGCGGTGCGCCCGTTGAAGTTGAGACTTTGGGTCAGTTCAAGTCGTTGGCGGAAGAGATTCCGCTGCTCCAGCGACCCTTCAGAAAGCCCCTCTTTGAGGAACCCTGGCTGGGCCATTTCTTCCGGAGTGAACGGAGTCGGTTGGTTGCTCCGGGGTGCCCGAGGGACATCCGGGAGAGCGGAACCGGTGCGCAGATTCGGCACCGTGTCCATGGCAGGACGCTGTTCTCGCTTCGGGGCCGGCGCAGCCTGGGCGTTGAGCCCGATGCTGGTCCCGGTGGCCCTGGAAAAATCGTTCAGCACTTCGATCACATCGTTCGGATCAAGAGTGCTGGCAGGACCGTCCATGGCAGCGAAAATGTAGTTCTGCTTCTTCTTGGGCAGAGCGGTGATCCAGTCCAGGAACTCAGGGCTGGATTTGATCTGCTCAAGCTTGGCGGCCGGAACCACTTTGTAAATCTCGGCCTGCACCGCTTCGCTACGCTGTTTGGCGAAATGCTCGCCCACACGCTGCGCGGTTGCGTTGGTTTGTTCCCTGATCTGGCCAAGCGCGGCGTAAACCGGGGCGACCAGGGCTTCCATGACGGAAACGGCTTCGGGGAAGTCCTCGCGGTAAGTTTGGATCGTCGCTTCATCGGCAGGGTTCAGGTCCGGGGGGGCGAAAGCCGACCCCGTTGCCTTGAGCACTTCTGCCTGCTGAATGAGATCCTGGAACTCCGCGATCTTGGATTCCACCTCCAGCTTAGTCCTATCCAGGCTGGTCTTCGTCTTCATCATCTCCGACTGTGCTTTGCGGGCGTCGGATTCCCGCTTGTCGAGTCCCTTGGGCTTGGGCTGGGGTTCAGGTTCCGGCTCGGGCTCTGCCTCGGATTCCTCCGGGGGAAGGGCCTCGTCGCCAGTCTCAACCTTGTCGCGCTCATAGGGGTTGACGACCACTTCATGCTCAGTCTGAAGGAGAGTAGAGCCAAAGCCGGTTTCTTCTCCGCCCAGGGGATCCGTGTCACCTTCAAAACTGCTTCCTTGAACTGCTTCGTCCTTGAACACCGTGGCTTTGCCATCGGCGTCCACACTGACCTGGAACCCGGAACTGGAACTCAGTTCACCGGTATTCGGGTCAACCTGAATACCCAGCGTCTCATGGAGCTTGTCCAGAGCTGCCTGGTCATTCAGGGAAAGCTTGGGGGCTTTGTAGTCCTTCTTGTGGGGGTTGATCACTTGCGGTGCGGCCATGTCATGCTCCTGGCCCCTGGGGATCAGCGGAATGCTGACGACCCAGTGTTGGGGCAGCGTTGATTTCTTCGATCTCGATTGGGATATACAGGAATAGGTTGAGCAATTGGGCCTGGGCCTGAATCGCATGGCCTTCCGTGGTGATGTCACAGTCCCGCAGGAGGTCCACCGTGTCCTGGTACATGTGCTCGATCATCGTCCGGAAGGTGCTGCCGTCCCGGAACAGACTCGATGCCTGCTCGTGGGTGATCCCGAACTTATCCAGGAAGTCTCTGGCCAAGAGATCGGACTTCTCAGACATTGGCTCATTCGCTTCAGCCACCTCTGGCATCAGCGACTTGATCCTGGCCTCGAAAATATCGCGCTGGCTGCTCATGACTGCATCCCCTGGGGTGGTTGGGCAGGCTGAGGTTGCGGAACGCCTTGTGGTGGCTGCTGGGCCTGCTGCTGGGCCTGTTTGGCGGCGGGGGTCAACTCGTTCGGCCCATCAATCGGAACGGGGCTGCTCAGAACCTTGGCCTGCTCGGCCGTAGCCGATGCCGCCGCAAGGTATTGCTGGGATAGCATCGTGGACCAGACAGCGAATGCCGCGATGGTCTTCTCGTCCATCTTCCCGGTGAGCTTGAACATCTGCTCGGCCGCAGGGATGACGATGGGGGGCGGCAGACCGTCCTTACCCTGTGTCATGCCGGCCTTGAAAATCTCAGCCATGGTGTCCAAAGCAGAAGCATGGGCCCGCTCCTTGTCCTTTTGAGCGTTGGCCGGTGCATCGTTCAGTATCTTCTGCTGAAGTTCAAGTTTCATGGCCTCCACATACTGGTCCACCGTCTTGACGGCAAGTTCCTGGTCCAGGCCCATCCCTTCGGAGATGGCCTTTAGGAACTCCACTTCATCCATCCACTTGGGAAGACCGTATTGGTGCAGATCCTTGAATAGTTCCTTGGCCTTCCGGCCGACAATCTCGCGCCGCAGAGCGCCCTTGACGCCCTGGACCTGAAGGTCGGCTTCGACCATGAACTCGTCCTTGTTCTCGTAGTATGTCTTGATCCAGTGGTAGCAGTCCCGGAGGTGCGGCTTCCACCAATAACGGTCCACATTCCCCACCACGTCCTTGATGAATTCTTCCAGGGACTCCCAGATCCGTTCCAGCATATCGTCCGTGCGGACACCGGATCCAAGCGCCTTGCCATCCGCATTCTCGGTAAAGCCGGTCACCACCGGGATCAGAGACTCAAAATACTTGGCGCACTCCAGAAGCTTGTCCAGGTTGGACGGGACGGTGAACAGTTCAATCGGCTTCCCGGTAGCCCCAATTTTCTTGCCCACGCCCTTGTCCCGCCAGAGCCACGTCTTGCGGCCACGGATGGTCAGGTCCTTATTCTCGATGGCCCCTGCGTCGATCATCGCCTGGAACCCAGAGGTATCGGCCAAAGCATCGTCAATCGAACGGCAGATGTTGATCAGCATCTCGCAGACTTCAAGGCCAGACTCACCGGCCCCGACGCCAAAGATGCTGCCCGGGTCAACCCGGAACGGAATGAAGTGGACGTACATCCGTTTGGGCTGGAACTTGCGCTTGGACACCTTCAGAATATGGTTCCCGCACCACCAGATTTCCCAAATACCGTCTATCAGAGCGTTCTTCTGGGCCTTGTCGAGGCCCTTGAAGTCCCGATGCCCAATGACGACACCTTCGTCGTTGGTGATCTCCAGTTCTTTAATGTGGGACTGGATGTCTTCGCCCAGGTCTTCCATCGCCTGGCAGTTCAGGACACCAATGCGCCGCCACACGATGTAGCGATTCAGCATCGCATTGCTGATGTTCGTCGGGAACGGGAAGATTTCCCATCTCCGGAGGTTACCGGCCCAGTTGCCGTCCGGCATGTCGATGATCAGGTCGGCCAGTTCGCTGTTGATGAAGGTCGGATCGTCCTGAAGACTCCGGATCTGGTGGGCAGACATGACGTGGTGGACATGGACGTATTCCAGGCCCTGTTGGAACCGGGTGTTGGGGTCCGGGTAGACCCGCTTCGGGTCGATGAACTCCCACATCGGCTTGCGCACGTCTTCCTTGTCGATCTCCTCGTCGCCATCATTCCACCGGAGCGCTGGCTGGCGGAGCTGGGTCGGTCCAATCACCACGGAACTGCCTAGCGAGGAAAGTTGGGTACACATCTCGTCCATGCAGTTTTCCAACTCCATGGCTTCGTGAATGTCCTCGAATTCTTCCCGCAGACGAGACACGCGCCGTTCTTCTTCCTTCGGGTCCATCTGGGTCCGGCGTCGGGGGCTCGGCTTGATCTCCCAAGGACGGCCCTGGAGGGGGCAGACCTGCTTGTAGAGCTTGGCACGTCCAATCTGGACGATGCGAGGAAGACGCCGGTAGAAGAATGTGGACTCTTCGTAGCCCTCGCGGGGCTCATTCACATCCTTGCCGTGCAGATACTTTTCGATCTTGCACCACGCCCACTCTTTGTCCCGGCGGGCGTCATCGGAAAGCTGAATCTCGTTCTCGAACTGGCCGATGAGCTTGCTAGCGCCTTCAACCTCGTCCAGGTTGTCGTGCGCCACTTCTCCAATCGGCTTGTCGTCGGGCGGGGCGCTGTTCGGGCCAGACATGGGAGGCTGAAGGGACATGAGCCCGCCGCCCTGCGGGGCGCTCGGCATCCTTGCCGCAGCCATTGACCCCAATCCCACACCCGATGGATAAGCCACAGCCACTCTCCCAGGGCTCATCATAGCAGGGTGTATACTTTTTATCCATAACGGTACTTTTTACACATGACTACTTTTTACACATGACTACTTTTTAGTCATAGACTAAATTTTACCTCTTGCGCGGTTGCCACATGGAGGTATACTTCCTTTTGAGATGGTCGCCGTGCCAAGCGCCGCCACTGTCGGGTCCCCCGAACTGAGAAGCGGGGGATTTTTTTGTTGCGTCATCACCCCATCAACCTACACTTGTAGTTGGAACGCACCCCGAAACTTCTCAGCGGGCAATGCGTAGGGCAATTTGAGCGGCATACCCCGTCTTAGCATCCCTTCCAGAGAATACAATTCCGATTCCGGGGTAATTGCCATCCCGGCGTGTGGCCTTGGACCAACTACCCACACGAATCCCCCGAGTCATCATCCCGGCAGAGGGGAAACCGCCAGGCTTTTTGGGCATAGCGACGAGAGGTTACAGCTGACCGGGCCTCGTTTGAGTCGCCGGGATGAGTGCTTACGACACCGTGGCTCCACGCCAGGATGTTTTTGCATTGGCTCCCTGGAAATGGGGGCCTGTGCCCACTCGGCCGTTCACCATCCAGGATGTTGTTCAACAATACTGATAACAATAGTAATCAGTAGGTGTGACCGAACTGGTCAGTGATCGGTGGGGATCCACCAGCACGGAATTTCGACCACTCCTTGATCTCAATCGGTTCCTCGAACGATTCAGCCGTCATCCAAGGGGGGAAGTCGTTCAGAATATGAGAATACTGGTTAATACCACCAACTCCATAGCGCAAACTCGTGATGATATCATATTTCCGGCTCGGAGTTTCTTCCATTGGGCCATCGCCCTTCTTGTTCCACTCGTAATTCGCGTATTGGTCGATCAACTTTTTCAAATTCTTGCTAATAAATAGGCGATTAGTGCTGAATCTGTGCCACAGATTCCCCATACCAGTCAAAAACGAGTTGTCTGCTTTGATAAACTTGCGTTTATCTTCGTCAATATTTTCATATCCAGACCCATGTGCAAGAGTCCAATACTCTTCAAGGATCTTTTCTCCATCTTTCTGGGCCACCTGGTCCGAAGCAGGGTCGATCATGAATGTCATCGACCGTCCCCAGCGGTCCAGCTCGCCGTAGTGGTAAACCGGGGGCCGGCGGTCCTGCTCGTAGTCCACATAGCAGTAGACAACATCGGCCATGGGGTCTAGAGCGAGCCCTACGGCGGCCGTAGGATGGGTCCAGCCAACATCCATACCCCCCAGGAACTTCCACCGCTTGCCAATGGAGATCAAGGCGGGGTCGTAAAGGATGTCCTTGGTAGGGAACGGGAAGATAAGACCAGAATTCGAGGTTGCATGGCCCTGGGTTCTGGCTGCAAGCATCGCCGGATCATGTGACCAGCGGCGGATATTGCGGGCCTTCACCTCTTCTGAGATGTGGTTGATGTCATCATAGGTCATGTAGGCTAGGAACACGTCCGGGCCTTCTTCCTCCATGGATTTCACGAAGGGAGTCCGGCCGTGCTGTGGGCAATACGAGCAGTAGATGTAGCCGTTGGTGGTGGACATGCGGGCCTGGATCTCGTCCAGGATCTCCAACGGGCATTCCTCATCGATCCACGCCCTATCACCAGTCCAGGAGGCGAGGGCCCCTGTCTCCATGCCGTGCGACTTGAAGGCAATCAGGGACGTTGTGTCGCTCGGGACGTGCTTCACCCGAACCATGTCAATGGCACCGGAAACAGACTTACGAGTCGGCTTGTCGATGATGTATTTCGAGTTGATCAGGGCCTCGTCACCCGGCTTGTCCGTCCACCCGGGCTTGTCGATGTTGGGTCCAAACAACTTTTTCTGGGCCGAGTCTCGGGTCAACTCGGTAGTTTCACCGACCACCCAAGCGTTGATGCCTCGGACTGTGCGCGGGCCCCGATACCACTCCGGGTAGATGCCCGTGGCATCCCAAGCAATGTTTACGGCCGCAGCCAAGCTTTTACCACTATTGGAAACTACAATATTATTACACACGAAGGCGTGGTCATGGTGGTCGATGTTGATGTCCCAGGTAGGCTCGTAGCCAATCTTCCCCTCGTAGGTCAGCTCGGACAGTTCCGCATGGCCTTCCTTGTCCACCCACACCGGAAGCTGGTGCTTCACGGCCCGCATGACCCTAACTAGGGCGATGCGGCCGGAGGGGTATTGCACGGCCACCTTGTGCTTCTGGCTGCACTCCAGCCAGCCCTGTGAGTGCTTGAATCGGTGCAGGATGCGACCCGGATTGGTGAAGATGGCCTTGACTTGGCTCGGGACAAACTCGCCCGTGGTGAAGTCGAACGCCACCACTTCATCACCGACTTCGATACAGTCGATCCGTTTCTCATCCCCGCACCACATCAGGACGGCGGCGTCTCCGCGAAGACACTGATTGGCCCCAGAGATGGCCTTGATGTGCCGCTTCGACTCCCAGAAGGCGAGTTGTGGTTTGTTGGGTGGACGCCTCGTCCAAATGTCAACGAACGCCGTAGCCGCTTCCTGCTCAACCAGGGTTGAAAAGTCGCTGAGTCCCTGGACCAAGCCGAATAGGTCGTTGTGTTTCGGCATCCCTACTCCCAGAGTTCCTTTACCTGCTCGATGTAGACAGAGCATCCCGGGAACTCCACCCGCTTCATCGTCTCACCGCAGCAGGGGCAAACCCCCGGGGTGTCCATCTGGGACACGGGCAGGATGACTTCTTCCGTCTTTGCGCACAGGACACACTTCCTCGAATACAGCGGCATCTCAACCCCTCCGAACAATCTTGTGCTCAAGGGCCACGAGTTTCGCATTGAAGGCGTCACACAGTTCCGTGACAACCGCCTTGGTCTGCTCCGTCAACTTCTCCCCGGGGTCCTCAAGGGATGCCTCCACGTTCTGGAGGATGGTCAGGTGTGAGATTGGGGCGATGGGCATTGGCTACTCCTTTGGAAGGTCATCGAACGTGAGCATATCATCGTAGTTCGTGGGCGTCGTCGGATCGGTAGCGCCTTCCATCCCAATGGCTTCCATCTCTTCTTCCTCGGGAACCACTTCGGCGTCTGCCGTAGCCACCATGTCCTCACTCTCCCCAGGCATGATGACCTTGATCCCCGTCTTGTCGAAGATCATTTGCTTGTAGACGCTCAGGACGCTGATGAACCGGCTCCACATCTCGGCCGGGTTGGCGTCATCGTGGCGGTTGATGTCAATGACCTGCTTCTTGCCGTATTTCTTTGGATTGAATATTTCAGCTAGACGAACGCGAAGGTCTGACTGGATTTTATGCTTAAAAGTCTGGCTACCGTCTGGGTCCGGGAGGTCCACGATATTCAATGCCTGCTCGGCAAGGATGATGGCCCGCATCTGCTCGGCCACCGCCATCATGTCCGCGAAAACCTTGTAGTCATTTACCCAAGCCATGTAGGTACGAGGCTTCGGCATCCCAGGCTGCTGGAGGATGGCTGGGATCGAGTACCCCCGGGCCGTCAGGTCCAAGATGGTTTCCATAACAGAGGCGCGGTCCAGTTTCCGCCCGCATATCGTCCAGTGGTCCTGGTGTTCGGTGCGCTGCAAAGCTTCCAGGGTGATGTCCGCCCGGAGATCACCCACGCCCAAACTCGGGTTCTCAGTGAAGAACATCTCCATCGCGTCAACCAGCGTCAACGGGACTCGGCTTGCCATCACCCTGGCATCCTCGATGGCAGGATCAACCGGGATGTCTGAGTCTCTCCGCTTACCCATTGCCTACCTCAAACGAATCAATCCCCATCCCACTGCCAGTGTTGAATCTGCTAGCAATTCCGACCGCCGTTCGAGCGTCTGCTCCCATGGCAAGGGCCCCGATAGCGAAGTCGCGTCCAGATCCCCATGCTGCAAATGGATCTTCCACGGGTTGGGGGATGGGACGCTTCTCGTAGACGGAAACATGACCATCCTGGGCAATGATCATTCGGGTCCAATCGTCTGTCGCTTGGTATGACGGCCATTTCTCAGGGTCTGCCCCATCTTCCCACCACTTGGCAAGTTCAATCCCCATCTCAAGTTCGCCAGTGAACGCAACAACGGCACCACCCTTGAGCCTCTTTATTTTGGTGCATAAAATTTTGAGGCCATTATTGGTTCCCTGCCTATCCGCAGCTAGAGTCTTCCCATCCCAGGCGATACACGTCATAGGTTCTCCCCTAGAGTTACCCAGTCAGGAGATAAGTCAACAATGGTGCGGTTGTAGTCCCCTCCAATGCGCTGGATCACCTTCAGCATCCCGCGCTTGTTCATGTCCCAGATGGCCCTTTGGACCAGGGACTTGCACACGCCAGACTTGGATATCAGTTGCTCGTTCTTGAACGCGACAGTGTAGGAACCCCTCGCCATGAACACTAGGGCCAGGAACACCCGCACGTCATACTGGGGAAGTCCAGCAAGAGCCCCCCCCCAGCATTGGGCATCTAGAACAACCTGCATCAGATTGCCCCCGCCATGAACTCGTCGTCGTCCACAGGGCGACTAGGTGTCTTCCTAGACAGGCGGCTGATTTCCGAGCTGAGTCGGTCGATCTCGGCCTCCAACTCAGCGTTGGTCACCACCAGACGCATGAAGGAGTCGTATCGGTCTCGGCTGATGGATACCATCTCCACCTGCGGGACGCTATCGAAGAGTGGTGCGGTTCCGGGGGCTCTCGGGATCGGCATATTTGTCTCCTTCTAGATTAGGTTACAGCCTCAACATGTCTATGCAACAAAAAAGTCCCGCCCCACCACCACCCCGTCTAGACGGTGTGCCCTTTGGGAACCGGGTTCCAGCACAACTCATAGAAACCGTTAACCTCGTGGTTTCTAGGATTGTCCCGGGTGTGGTGCCGGCAACGGCCGGTCGGGAAGGCGGGAAGGGATATGGCTAGCTCACATGAACAGTCAGGGTCCCGGACTCGGGAGCGTCCGTGGACAAGGTGGTGAGCAGGCGGTTGCCGTTCATCTGGTGCAGGATGACCTGGATCTTTGCTGGGACCGATACCACCGTCTCGTGGCTGGCAGAGTCCAGTTCCGCCTGCGCAGCAGTCAGGGATGCCTCTGCCGTGGCCAAGGATGCCGTCAGGGAGGCGACCTTGGCATCCGATGTGGCGATGGACTGGTTGGCATCCGACAGCGCGGCCTGGGCCGTCACCAGGGCGGCGTTGGCCGTGGCGAGGTCGGATCGAAGTTCAGTGATGAAGGGCAGGGCTTCGGCCTCGGTGATGGTGTCAAGGGCCTTGTCAACGGCATCAGACATTGTGTCTCCTATTGGTTGGGTTTATTTATTTTGTTACGTAGAAATTAATTATTCCAGGTTATTGACTCGCACGGTGCGGATCGCTTCGCGGGCCAAGTTCCCGGCCCAGGACAGCGCACCGCCGTCCGGGCAATGCACAGCGATCAGTTCGAGGGCCTGGCGGCAGGTGTCGAGATCCTTCACTGTCTTCCAGACAGCCGCATCAGTGATGTCAACCTTCATGGGGCACCGTCGGGACTTTGACGTAGATGTATTCACGGCATACAGGGCACCTGACCTTGACAGACGTTACCCCACCAGAGATAGGGGTAGACTCACCTTCCGACTGGCCAAACTCGACAGCAGTCCAGCACCTATGGCAGATGCCTTCGAGTTGCGTGTCAGACCAGTCTCCCCGCTTGACGATCCTCATTCCTTCCCCCAGTTCTTCTTCTTCAGGGCAAGCCGAGCCTTGGCGATGAAGGCCTCGTCCCAGATTGAGGTTCGGTCAGCCCAGGAAGCCTGATCTCCCTTCCCCGTGTGGGTAGGGTTGAGCCACACATCGCCATCCTCCATGGGGATCAGCAGGCTCAGGCTTTCGAGCTCCTGGATGATGTCGTCGTTGACGGGCCCAGAGAAGACATACCCCTGTTCGTCCGACCTGGACACGAGGTAGCGCCACGCCTGCAACACTCCGGGCCCCATGTTGCGTTCAAACGTTGCGTCCATTCCATCCCCCTAAGTTACATTCTACGTCTTGGTCTGGTGAACACAATGGCCTTCTTCAAAGATTCTCTTGCCTTGGCCAAGAACGCTTCATCCCATGCGGACGGATCACCCTTACCCGAGTGGGTAGGGTTTAGCCATAGGTTGCCGTTCCCCATCTGGATAAGTAGGGTCATGTGTTCCAGCTCGGTGACGGTATCATCCTCAACCACGCCCCGTGGTGCGACTCCAGAGGTGTCTGCCCGGGCCACGAGGTAGGACCACGCCTTGCGCACGGTAGGGGAGGACTCCACCATGTAGAAGTCAAACCAGACACCCATCACTTTTCCTTGACCGTATAGAACGCCGACGCTTCCTGCTTGAATCCAGCGATCATATTCACCAGTTTCTCCGGAGCCTTATCTAGCCAGCAGCACCGAACCACCTCCGGGTTGATCCAAACCTCATCCCAGTGGAACCCCCTCTTGCGGATGAGTCCCTGACCCTCCAGATCTTTCAGGGCCTTCCAGATAGCAGACCTGTCATAGCCCGCCTTGATGAACTCAGCCACTCCCACCAGGGAGCACTGGCGGTCGTCCATCCTTTTCATCAAGACAGTCCAAACCTCGGCTGAAACCTTGAACCTGATCCCCATCACACGGTCCCAATCGACCACCCTGATCCAGGGTTGCTTTTGCATACTTACGGCGCTCGCCATGGTGCCCTCCTACAACAAAGTATACTCACAGAATTTCCAATGTCAACAGTGGAAATCTACAGATCGACTTTCTTACCTTTCTTACAGGAATCCGGGAACCGCATGAACACTCAGAAAAGTTACGTACTATTTCTGCTTCTTGTTACTATGGCGACTACTCCGAACCCCTCCCATGTACCGGTTCTCATCTCTTCAGGGCATCTCGCCTTCGGCTCGCAACCTCACGCCGGTAGGGCGGTCTTATCGGAACGCGCTCTGAACTGATGAGCGCTTATCCGAACGACAGTGTATATATTTTCTCTTGGGATGAAATTCTGTTTCCCTTGAAAAAATAAAGTGAACCGCGTGAGCGAGTGAACGCCCTCCCAATGGAATTAATTATTTCTCCACGAGAAAAATAATCCCCATGGCGAAATACCGCCGAATGTAATTTGGACCCTTTATTCTACACACCGTCTCAACCACCGTCATTCCCCCATGACCCCCCTCCCCAGGGACTATCTAGTCTTCATGACGTGCTCAATGCAGCATCCGTACACCTGCAGCGAGGCGGGCCGCGACCCGGATGGCCCGACATCCACCCCGCACACGCGCGCGACCATCCCCCCCCGCTCCCGCTTGAGAATGCTGTGGTGGGGAAAGATTATGGGTGGACCGGTGAATCCACCTTGTATCCCGGTGAATCCGATCTCAACTCGGTGAATCCATAGACCTGGCCGGCAGCAGAACTCCCAGCAGTGAATCAGCTATCCACTCCGATTAATCAATCAGTCGGTATTAATGGTATGAAAAGTTTTTACCATAGACTGAAAGTTTCTACTCATGACCACTGAACCTGCCCCCTTACCCCCAAATGGTAACAGCGGGGTCGAGGGGGTGGCGGATGGATGGCGATTGCTAGGGGGTGGGAGGGCCCAGGCGGAGTCGGACGTGGTAAGTGGGTGATCAGTGAGTCCCGGTGTCCAAGGGATCCTCTGCGAGTCTCCCTTGCGGTCGCAAGTGTGTGCGGCATTGCCGGCCGTCAAGGTCGTTACCCGCTGGCGCGGTCCACTCGCTTGACTGCCTGCTTCGGAGGCGATGCGACTACCACTTGGTATTGATCCGGAGTGAAATAGGTATGCAATGGCCCCTTGTGTGTGGGTGCGTGATGCATGATACTGTGTGGGGAGTAAATATGTCCAGACCTACAACGTTCCCGGCAGAGTGGATACCGCTGATCAACGTAGCTGGATCGGTGCGGGAGCTGGCATCAGAGATCGGGCTGCGAGCCACTACGTCTTTGTGGCGCATCGCCCATGGGCAGACCAGACCAGGGATGGCGGTGATGCAGCTCTTGGAGCAGTACTGCCGACTGCACCGGCTGGCTATGCCGAAAGAATTTAAAAAATAATTCGCCCTACCTCTTGACGAGTCATGCACTACGCAGTAAACTATGGGTATCAAAGAAACGGATCATTGACAAGCCAGCAGCACTCTTTGGGTCAGCCTGGCACATGACTACCGAACGGAGAGACGGGGACAGGCCCGGATCAGATGGAGCTGGTGCATCGTCGGTAGACCTGGGAACGCATGATGGAGATACGGCGGGCCTCTCATGACCCGCTGCATAACCACCACCCAATCATAGGAGAAGAAATGATCACCATCCGCAACATCAACGCCAACCTCAGCGAAGCTGGCGTAGAATTTACCCAAGAGACCCTCCAGGCGGCCATGGATGAGATGTCCCAGACCGTCCGTGACTGCGGCTATGAGGGTGTCATTCGGGTGGGTGGGCACCGCTGCTATGTCCGCGAAGGGTAGATAAATATGAACCACTTCGGCCGCTTTCTCCTTGCCTTCGTCGTAATCGCAACCATCACCGTCCATTTCTGCCGATAGGGGATACCATGAAATATACCAAAGTTGAAATTGCCGAATCACGAGCCGCCCTCTTGGGATGGCTTACCCCCGGGATGACCGTATACACCATCCTAGACAGCGTGTCCCGCTCTGGGATGTGCCGACACATCCGTCTCTTGACGCTGGAGGGCGATGGCCCGCGCTATTTGTCCTATCACGCGGCCCGGGTCCTGGGATATGCCATCAACGGCCATTCCGATGCGATTCGGATCACCGGGTGCGGCATGGATATGGGATTTGCCATTGTCTACGCGTTGTCATCCGCATTGGGGTATGCGCTCAATCAGCGCTGGCTGTAATCGCTAGGTTATGACGGGAGCGGCATCCGTGCCGTTCCACTCATCACCTAACACCGGAGGAACACCATGGACAAAGGCCCCTATACAAACAACCATCTTTTGCGCTATCTGGCATCCCTGGCCGCGCAGGATCCCAAACTGCCATGGCTGGCTCAATCCATTGCCTTCCTCTCTGACCGCGCCATGCTCGGACACGTCATCTAACCGGAGGTCACCATGTGGGCATTATTCAATCGCTTTGAGTTGAACATCACCAGGACCACGGCCGAACAGTGCAGCCATCCCGGCGACTGTGACGCGGACGTGCGGGCCGCAATGGATGAGTTCCGCTACCGGCGCCAGCTGGCCAAACTGGATCCTGACGCAGTGCGCGACGAGCTGGGAGAATACGGCGCGTGGGACGCGACCGAACTAGCCGACGACGCCATGAACTTGGTGCGGCTGTTCTGGATCGCCTGCGGCAACATTATCGATGATATCTATTCCAGGAGCCACCATGCGTGACCCAATGGCAAAAAAGGACTCCACCCGAGAAATTAAACAGATCGGCTACCAGCTAGCCATGGATGACCACCTATACGCCATGGCTCGGACCATCGCTATTCACCGGGCGTTTGTCGCCCTGGCCAACCAAACTCTGCTCACCCTGAGCCCCAAGGGAACGGAGAACTGAAATGAAGACCTACAGCCCCGACGAACTGAAAGAGGTTATCCGCCTGCATGCCCTGTGGCTGGCCGATGCTGATGGCGGCGTCCGTGCCGACCTGCGCGGTGCCGACCTGAGCGGTGCCAACCTGAGCCGGGCCGACCTGAGCGGGGCCAACCTGCGCGGTGCCTACCTGAGCGGGGCCGACCTGAGCCGGGCCGAACTGCGCGACGCCTACCTGATCGGGGCCAACCTGAGCGGGGCCAACCTGAGCTGGGCCGACCTGAGCGGGGCCTACCTGAGCGGTGCCAACCTGCGCGACGCCTACCTGAACGGTGCCGACCTGAGCCGGGCCTACCTGAACGGTGCCTACCTGAGCCGTGCCGACCTGAACGGTGCCTACCTGAGCGGTGCCAACCTGCGCGACGCCAACCTGATCGGTGCCAACCTGAGCGGGGCCAACCTGAACCGTGCCGACCTGAACGGTGCCAAGGGAGCGGAACTCGCGCTAGCAATAAGGATGCACATCCCGCCAACCGGGCCGTTCTGGGCCTGGAAGAAGTGTCACTCCGTCAGTGGTGATGTCATCGTTAAACTGTTGGTCCCGGAAGATGCCCGGCGATCCCATGGCGCAGAGCGGAAATGTCGGGCCGAGTTTGTGAATGTGCTAGAGGTGATCGGAGCCGAAGAATGCTACTCGGACCACACACCAAGAACCATTTATCGAGCTGGCCAGCGCGTCACGGCTGATTCCTGGGACGACAACAGGTGGGATACATGTTCCCATGGCATCAATTTCTTCCTGACTAAGGAAGAGGCTGAGGCATACAACTTGTGACCATGCGCGTCTATGTAGACCACGGCCACCTCTTGACGGAGGTAGGCGAATACATCCGGAACGCCAGTGAGGACGAAGTATGGGAGTCCGAAACTGGTTCTCCAGAGGGCTACATCGAGGTTCCGGAAAACGTGATCCCGGAACTATATATTGATCCGAACAATGGGATTACCAGGCTGAGGGAACTATGAAACACCCAATCATCAGTTTCACTGTCTTGATGCGGGACGGGGAACCGCCGATCTTTTCGGCTAATATGTCCTCCCCTGATTGCCAATGTTCTGGCCGAGTGTGGACCACTGACAGAGAGGAACTTGAGGCAACGTATCAGGAACTCTTGGCCGGCGCGGAGAAGTGCCGGGAACTGCTGGCCTACCACGTATACCGTGACAACGCCAACCCAGAACCGATAGTCCCAGGGGACTGCGCCGAAGACGCCAGGTTCCTCGGCCAAACTCCGGAGCCGTTCTAATGGACCGGCACCGAATCATCCTGATCATCGTAGGTGCCGCCATCGCATGGGGCATCATCGCTAATTCACCCATCCCCAATTACATGGGGTTTTGACCCCAGGAGATCCACCATGAAGACCTACAGCCCCGACGAACTGAAAGAGGTCATCCGCCTGCATGCCCTGTGGCTGGCTGATGCCAATGGCGGCGTCCGTGCCAACCTGAGCGGTGCCGACCTGAGCGGTGCCTACCTGAACCGTGCCAACCTGAACCGTGCCTACCTGAACGGTGCCTACCTGAACGGTGCCCACCTGAGCGGCGCCGACCTGAGCCGTGCCAACCTGAGCGGTGCCGACCTGCGCGGTGCCGACCTGAGCGGTGCCGACCTGAACCGTGCCAACCTGAACCGTGCCTACCTGAACCGTGCCTACCTGAACGGTGCCAACCTGAGCGGTGCCGACCTGTGCGGCGCCGACCTGTGCGGTGCTGACCTGAGCGGTGCCAACCTGAACGGTGCCTACCTGATCCGTGCCGACCTGATCCGTGCCGACCTGTGCGGTGCCGACCTGAGCCGTGCCAACCTGAGCGGTGCCAACCTGAGCGGTGCCGACGGAATCAATGTCCTCCAGATTGGCCCCATCGGCAGCCGGCGCGCGACCACCACCTACTGGATCGACGAGGATCGCGTGGTGTGCGGCTGCTGGAACGATTACCAGGGTGGATCCCTGGAGGATTTTGTGGCCAGGGTCAGTCAGGAACACGCAGACAATCCCCGCTTTCTTGCCGAATACAACGCAGCCATAGCAATGTTCCGTGTGGCTCGAGAGTTTGGCATTTCTACTCCGCGCCAATAGGCATGCTCCCCATCTATTTTTTATCTCCCGGCGCATGCCTGATCCTCACGATGGACTGCGCCGTTGCATTGTGGCTTCTAACCATCGCAGAAGGGACCCCATGGATATCAACGCCAGAGTAAAACCAGAACTGCTTCGAAACAGGTTGGCCGAGATTGACAAAATCCAAGCATCGGGACCGTTCAATTTGGTCGAATACCTAGAATCCCAGTTTGAGGCAGACAGGATCAAGATGGCGCTGGCCAATCGTGAAACCTCCTAAATATCTGCCAGGGATATTTGAGGCACTGGAGCGCCGTTTCACGCTGGTAGGGATAGCCCAGATTCTGGGAACGACCACAGACCAGGTGCAGGCTATGGCAACCCATCCCGGGAGCAGGACGATAACCCAAGAGGAAGCCTTCACTTTGTCTCACTTATGCCGATTGCACGGTATCCCGTATGTCCTGTATCGGAACAAATGGCGAGACCACAAAGGAGTGTTCATTGCCTCGACAGCCCAAGGGTGGAAGGTATGGACTCTTGGCCACGGATATAAAATAAATTCTGAATGGTTTGGGAGTTTGGATGAGCTTATACTAGCCAGTGCGGCCGAGGTCGAAGAAGCCCAGGCGCATGGATGGCCCACCGGATTGGAGGATCCAAGTGAAGGTCGAACTGATCAAAGCTGAGCGGCTGTGTTATGGCGACTTCCGTTATCGAGTCCAGGTCCGGCGCGGACCGTTCCGTTGGCATACTGCCTATCTCGCCAAAGCTTCGCGGCTGGGGACGGAGTGGTACACCCACCAGTCCCGGGAAAGGATATGGTCACCGATGTTGGTGGCTGCACTGGATAGGCTCCTTGATGGAGCGCTGGCACAGAACCTGGTCCAACCTGAACCTCTGCCGTTTGCTGTCCTCCTGGTGCGTCCGTGAGCAACATCTTGACCGACCGGGCACAGAAGCGCCGGCTCTACGCCAAGCGCAAGGCCGCCGGCCAATGCGTGAAATGCGGGACGCTGTGCGCGGATCTCTACTGCCGGCCGTGCCGGGACAAGAAGCGGGCGGCATCGGCCAAATACCTTGCCAGGGTCCGGCCGATATGGAAAGCACTGGGGGTTTGCGTGATCTGCGGCAAGGCCGAAGCCATCGACGGGCAAACAAAATGCGGGTATTGCGCGGAGAACGGCGAAGAAAACAACCGGCGGTATCGCAAGATGCCCGCCCAAACCACGGGATGAATCTGTCAAGTAACTGTCCAGGAGACTGCCGTGAACCGCTGCGACAAGTGCGTCCACATCAACGTGACCGAGCCACCAAAATCCCTGTATGGGACGGTCTACACCTGTGATTGCTCGGTCCCATTTTGGGCACAGGGAGGCGATCCCCAGGTCCAGCCGGATTCCGGTTACGACTGCCCCTCGTTCGATCAATTCCCCAATCAGTAACACCTGCCCATGAGCAAACCATACCCGAGCCATTCCGGAAAATCCGTCCCTATCGAGGCGATGGCGGACCGGCACCTGGAATCTGCCATCGCCAAACTCCAGGTGGAAGAGGCTGGCCTGTGCGCGATGCTGGCCGGACTGGACCCGGCCAAGGTGAGGGAGTGGAAGAAACAAGTTGCGCACTTGGTCCCTGCTTTCACCCTAGGAGAAGCGCTGGAACGGTCCCGCCAATGGCTGTCAACCTTGCAAGCGGAGCATACCCGGCGAGAAAAAATAAAATGGCCTGAACTTGGCTAGCGTGAATCGAATTTACAATCTAATCTGTATCAAGGAGGAATCATATGGCAAACGATGAGGCAAGGGAACGCATCCGGGCATTGTTCCCGGGTGAAGAATTCAAGGGGCTGCGGCACTCTCTGTTCGTGATCCCGGACTTTCTCAAGTCGGACCCGACCGATGAGCAGATCAAAGATCAGGCCGCGCTCATCCTCGGCACCCCGAAGCCAGAATCGGCCCCGGAGGTCGCCCAAGAGAACCCTACTTTAGAGGGCGAGATTCTTGGTCCTGAAGCCTCCGCTGAGGCCGCCGAACGCAAGGCTCAGACACTCGCAACCCAAGCCGCGCCGGTAGTGGTCAAGACTGCCGAAGACTACGAGCAGGCGTCCTTGGGGTTCGCCAAGATCAAGAAGATGCTCGCCGACAACGAGAAGGACCGGGTGAAACTCACGGCCCCGATCCTCCAAGTGAAGCGCAACATTGACGACCGGTTCAAAGCGGCAGAAAAGATCCTGCTGGTCGAACTTCAACGCTATGAGTTGCCGATGGTCGCGTTCAAGGCGCGGGAACGGGAGGATCTGCGCAAGCAGGAAGCCGAAGCCCAGCGGATCAAGGACGAGGCCGAGGCGGAAGCGCAGCGAATCAAGGACGAGGCCGCTACGACACTCCGAGAGGCTACCCAAGCGGTCGTCTCCGCTCCTAACCCATTCTTGGCCGCGATCTTGGAAGACGACCTGGAGGATGCCAAGGACGGCTACCGTGAGGCCCTGCACGAATCGGCCGCGCTGGTCAAGAACGTATCTCTGCCGGCCAACTATGTCGCCCCCGTCACGGCCGTAGGGACGAAGACCAGCTATCCGCTCGTCTGGGAGATCATCGACCCGAATCTAGTCCCGCGCAACTTGTGCAGTCCGGATCCGGTTCTGTTGAATGCGCTGATGAAAGTGCTGTGCAAGGACTTCCCGGACATCACCAAATTGGCTCCGGGTGCTTACCCTGGGGTTTCAATCAAAGAACAGATCCGTATCGGAGGACGATAACCATGCAGAACGATACATTCACCGCATTCTTTGCAACTCCTGCAGACGAGATCAAGGAGTTCAGTCGCCCCGGAGGGTTCAAGGGAAAGTCCGTATCTCCTTACTACCTGGTCAAGCGGCTCACCGAGCGCTTCGGCCTGTGCGGCAAGGGATGGATGGTCAAGCACTACGACACCCGCGTTGTCGAGTCCCAGACGGGGGTGGTGGCCGTCTACGTGCTGCTCTCCCTGCTCTACAAAGAGACCGGGGACAAGGAATGGAACGAGGTGGGACCGCACTACGGCGGCGACGTGGCGTTCGACTCCGTGAAGCCAGAGCGCCAGCGGAAGAATGCGGACGGAACGATCAACACCGTGGAATGCGACGACGAAGCGTTCAAAAAGGCCTACACTGACGCATTCTCCAAGTGCTGCTCCTGGCTCGGCCTAGGTGGGGACATCCATGACGGGTTGTGCGACGGGAACAAATACCTGAACAACAAACCGTGGGATGTGGATCCCGCTACCGCCAAGAAAGTTGCCGTTGGGGTACCCCAACCGCCGCCGGCCGAACCGGTCGTGGGCGCCAACCAGGACGACAAGCTCAGGCGCGAACCAGACCCGGACCCCATCGTGGAAGGCTGGACCATCGAGGCCCAGGGCCGGTTCGCTACACTGGTGCAGACCGACCTCTACAACATCTTCAAGGCAGGCGGTCAGCCCGACCTTTACAATGCCGAGAAAGAAAAGTGGGAAGGGCGGAAGCGCACTGACCCCGCAGAGAAGGTGCTTCCCAGTCTGGAAGCCAGGATCGATAAACTGCGCAAGGCCATGGCCAAGACGGTTGACGCCCCTGCTCCTACTCCCGCCCCGGCCGCGAACAAGTCCACGTTCCAGCGGGAGGCCGACTACACTGGCGACACCCCCTACGCCGATAAGGCAAGGGCGGAATTCCAGGCGTCGGCGCTGCGCTTTGAGACTGCCTACAAGGCACAGAACCTAACCGACCCGCAGGGGCTCACCAAGCAGATGATCGCCAAGGTTAAGAAGGGAATCAAGTTTGGGACCATGCCAAACGAAACCCAGGACGAACGGCGTATGATGTTGGCCGATGCGCTCCAGGCCGAAGCAAACCTCCTGCGAATCCCGTAGGTTCCTGCGCTTTTCGCGGATCGCACCCAACGATCCCAGCGCCCGTGCGGTCCGCGACCGAAACCCGAGCGCACCAACGGTAATGAATTATTTAACATGCAACATCTGTCCAGCCTCGGAAGGAGGAAACCTTGCCCAAAAAATTTCAGGTCGAAGTGAAGGACGATGACGCTGCCCAGACCGGTAGCGCGTGGCGGGAGATCGCCAGAAAGCGCGAGGCCGAAATTCAGCGGATCCAGCGCAGGGTCGCGGAACTGGAGGCTGACACCGGTGCGTTGTCCCTGGTGATCGAACAGCAGGACCGGACTCTCTCGCGCTACCGAGAGGCTCTGGAGAAACTAGCGCGGCTCGGAAACGGCGGCCACTACGGAAATTCCATCGGGAATGAGATCGCCATCCGGGCGATAACCCCGGACCCACAGCCATGATCTATTGGTGCCTTTTGGTCCTGGTGTTCGTCGCCATAACCTGCGCTCCGTTCATCATCCCCAGCCGCCGCAAACCGATGCCCTGGGACTTCCGATAGCACCTGTCCAGAAAGGGGAGCCCATGAGCCTATCGACCTGCACCTGTGGTGGCTACATCCCGCTCGGCCCCGACGCCAGCAACCGGTGTGATCGGTGCGGGAAGGGACCCTTCGACCAGTTCCCGCCGGTCGATATTGACGCCCTGATGCGACAGCGCCAGGACGAGGCCAGAGGCCCGATTTACCGGGCCGGCGCACCCGGAACATGCCGCCCGTCAGACCAAGATGGGCCGCAAGCCCAAGGACGGCGAATTCATCCATGTGATAGGGAACTTCTCCGGGGTGGCCTACGCCAGGAGGGCCATGGATATCGACTGGATGAACCGTGACGAAATGGCCCAGGCGATCCCGCCGGCCTACACCCAATTTATCGGCTGGCAGCTACGGGCGGCTTTGATGCTGACCCATGCCGCGAGTTGAGTTTGTCCTGGATCACGCGGGGTCGTCCAACGGCAGGACGCCAGCCCAGTCGGTGCTGCAATCACGGTTTTCGACTCCGTGCCCCGCGACCACTTCAACGCATGTCCAAAAGGAGGACCCTTGAACCCCCTCAAGTTTTTCGCCGCCCAGCTCTTTGTGACCCTGGCATGGCTCCTGACCTTCGGGGCGATGGCCTTCGTCATCGTCCACGAGGAAAACATGCTCACGGTCCTCCAGGGCTGGGGCATGGAAGAACCCTTCCAGATTGAAATAGGCTAGCCATGGGGCACGTTTACGAGGAACTGATCCGTCAGGAA